AATTTATTAGATATATTATTATATTATAAAAAGAAAAAATATAAAAAAGAAAAAGTTGAAAGTTACTTGATGTAATAGAGAAGTCATTGTTAGGAAAGTTTTTATTAAAAATAAAAATCATATTCCAACTTTAGATTTTAAAAATTACCGTGGCCAGGCCATGAAAAAAATAAAGAAATTTTCACTTTTCAGAATTTTTTGAGTAGAGTAGAAAAGGAATAAACGGCTCAGAATAGCGTTTATTTGTTCTCTAAGCCGTTATAACCACATCAGCGGTATAATTGTACCCTAAATCAAAAATAAGCCGTTAGAACGCAACAAATAGGGTTTTGTCGTAAATCATTTCTTTTGAATAACATTGTACAACCAAACGGCACATATGCAGTCCAAAGTTTTCATGAGAACCTACTTCACCTTGATTCCAAATCTCATTTAGCTGTTTTGTGACAACAATCTTACCATAAGTATTGCTTAATCTTTCCAAAGTGTTGTACAATCTTCTGCAAGCGTTCTCGTCATAGCAAAGATACCTTCTTTCTCCAATCTCATTAATATCTTTTCCTTCACGATGTAGTCCAACTTCATAAAACCAAAATTGTCCCAAGTTAGGAATAAACTTGTTTAGTTTCGCAAACGAAGGACATGTTTTTTTATATAACCCCACTTTGTAATAAACTTTACCAATTCTTTCCTCTATGCGTTCTACTTTTACCAAACAGCCATAATTTTCCTTATAACTATCTACTATTTCAGGAACACTGAAACGTTCTACCTTATAGTGGTGAAGTATTGCAGAATTATTATTAAAAGATACTTCGGTAATTTCTAACTTTATCTTTGATGTAAAAGTTAAAATAAGTTCTGAAAAATTATTTGTTCTATCTTTCAATAACTTGTCAACTGCTGTAGAAATTGTTTCGTTAAAAAACTCTTTCAACTCATCTAAATTCTTAATCTCTTTCATAATTCTATGTTGTTTATTTGTTTATTAATTTGTTTTCAATACTATTGTTTACTCACTTACAGCATAAGTTAAGAAATTGCAAAGTGTTAAGAAGTCATACTCAAAATGATTGATAGTGAGTTGTTCAACAAAACCGAAGTTTTCTACATACTCAATGTAAAGTGTATCATCTTTAATAAAAATTCTTTTCAATACACAATTATCATGGAACGCAACAAACTCGTATTTTTTCTTAAACACTATCTCACCGCCACGATTTGTTACAACTTCTTTTAAAGCATTAACAACATTCTGTACAGCAATACCCATATCTTGAATAGCTTTAGTTGCTATCTCTAAATCCTTTTTATTTATGTTCTTTGTTTCCATAATTCTTGTTTTGTTTATTTGTTATTGATTTACGCTTGCAAAGGTAAGCATATTTTTTGAAACCACCAAATTTTTAATGTTAATTGATATTAAACAAAAACTTTATTTGAAATAAATAAAAAGTAGTGTGCTAACTATATAAGTTAAAACACACTACCATAAACAATTTATAGAATTATGAAGTATTAATAATCAAGTTCAATATATCCGTCACTAATAAGTTCATGTAGAGAAACTTCTGATAAAAGTTTATTAATCAAAAATTCTCTCAATACTTTCTTAAAAGATATTTTTGTTTCACTATCAGTATCGAAAGCAAAATCATACCAAACATCAGCATTGAAATAGGTATCAACAAGTTCCCTTAACTCATCATTTGTTTTCTTTTCCAACAAGTTTTTATAACCCTTAGAAAGAAATAGAAAATATTTCAAGATAAGTTCCAAATTTTCATTATCAGTGTTACTTGTTGAAATAGTAAGTTTATTAAATGTATTTGAATTATTCTCTTTAAGATTAATTAATTCTATAAGAATAATATCATCATTATTTTCTAAATACCAACGATATGAGTAACCAAGTTGATAATTTGGTTTTCCAAGTATATTTTGAATGTCATTAACAGACAAATCAACTTGTTTAATATCTGTTTCTATAAGTTCAATATTACCTAAATCTTCCACTTCATTGTTATACAAAGAATAAATATCTGATGTAACCTTTGGAAAATTAATCTGTAGCATAACTTAATGTTTTAATTTGTTGTTGTGGGACTATTCCCTTATCTTTTACGATTGCAAAGATAGATAATTTATTTCAAACATCCAAATAAATTGAAATGTTTAACATATAATTAACAAACGTATAAACGCTATATATTATATACGCATACACGAAGAATATAACAAACTTGAATAAAAGCGTTTTAAGACGTTAAAATATATCTGAATGAACAATTATACTAAAACATAGAATAATACGTTTAGAACGAAAGAAAAGCGGTATATAAGCAATTGTATGCAAATATACCGCCTAAACATCTTAATTAGTTGTCTTACTTACTTCTTTCTTACAAAATACTTTCCGTCGTAGAAGTCGTAAATATCATATGTAGGGTTTTTGCTACAGATATTTTTCAGTGAGCCTTCTAACAAGTATGAAATTTCCTCATAACCTTCTGTGTCCTTGTCGTGTATCTCTTCCTTGCTGTAAGCACAATCCAAATCATACTTACTTGTGTTGACAAAAGACATAGCACACTCGTCATTATCATAAATGATTTTGATATTATTCTCATTGAGTTTATCCTTCATCTTCATAAACTCCTCAACAAGTGCCTTCTGCTCGTCTGTAAGGGATAGAGCCTTGAGAACACCCTCCTTGATAGTTTCTGTTCCATTCTCTGATACCTTAATGTCGTTCCAAGCGAGAGCCTCCTCCCTTGTCTTGTAAACACCCTTAAAGTTATTATCAATCTTTCCACTCTTTCCATAGATGATAGGGAAATATGTGTATACCTCCTCAACATCACCATTTGCAAACTTGTAAGATACAAAATAGTACTCATTAGTACCACCATTATTAACAAATTTTGCAGGCAAGTCACGTACCGATGTTAAACCATTCAAGAAGTTTTCGAGTGAAAATTCCTCCTCGATACGTACATCTTCCTCAAAGTCCTTAACTGAATTGTAAGCGACAATATTTTTCATAACCTTACCTTCATTCTCACCCTTTGGTGTAACCATGTAAGAAACTTTACCGCTTAATGTGTTAATACTCTCAAACTTAACATTGCAAAGTGTCAATGTATCACCAATCATTACATAAGCGTTAACACTTGAAGATGTAATCACACGAATAGTTAAATTGTTCATAATTCTAAATGTTTTAAATTGTTTATTAATTTGTTGTTTGTTTATTACTGAATTGTGAGTGCAAAGATAAGCATATATTTTTAAACTACCAAATATTTTATTACTTTTAACACTAATTTAACAAATAGATTTTATACATTCCATAAGTTGCTGTAATAGTGCATATCTTTCCTCCAAATACATTCCATTAAATAGGAACGTTTCAGAATCAGAAGAAGTTTCTAATACAACTCTCCCTTCTTTCAAATATATTCTCTTAATACCTATTTCTCTTGTACCTAAAGAAATATAGTACACATCACAATCTTTGAAGGTAAAACTTTTCTCGTCCTCGTCATTTAGGAGTTCGATAATTTTTTGTTCTATCTCCTTACCAAATTGACGAATCTTATCATTAAAATAAAGTAAGTTTACACAATAAAACTCAATAGCACAATATACTTCATTGTTGCTATAAGATAAACAATTAATGCTATTAATATACCCTTCTTTATCCATAGAAACACTTGAAGATAAATCAGTGGTATTAACTACCTTAATGTATATATCTCCTTCACTTAGTTTAATATCAGTGACTTCTGTTTCATAATATTCTCCATTATGATTATCAAGAATAACACATGGCGCATCAGTGAGCCTTCCATACTCAGAATTATCCGTAATGGAAATATGACTAATATTATTAGATAACATCAACTCAACTGACTTCTTCATATTCTCTTTTAGAACTTCATTTAATGACTTCATAACTCTTAATACTTTGTTTAATTTGTTTGTTTATTGATTTACGACTACAAAGATACTAACTTAATTTGGAAACACCAAATATATTTTTGTATTTAACATTTAATTAACATATCGCTTTATAGGTTATATACTATATACGCACACGCAATATAGTATACTATTTAAAATAAAACGTTTTAAGCCGTGAGAATTACTCACGACTTGTAATTTATCATTGCATAACTTATAACGTCTCATAGCGCAAATAAACCATATATAAAAGAAAATCTATCACTACTTATCACAAGCAATGATAGATAAATGTAAATAACAAACTAAATTATAACTATTCTTCCATATTATCTATTTTGTCCTTCCACTCCCCATAACTGCGTGACGTTATAATCATGATTACAACCACCACTAAAATAAAAATCATTATCATTCCTTCATACGTGCATAAGTTCCTACAAGTTCATTCAAAATTTCTAACCAATCACCATAGTGAAAATCAGAACAATATTTCAAATCTTCTGTAAACTCTTCTCCATTAGCAATATAAGTAATATCAATTGTTTCCGTTTCGTCATTCACTGACAATTCTTTGACGTTGATATCCAACAATGAATTATCCGACCACCCATCAAAATCAGGTGCTAAAGTAGAGTAAATAACTTCCACTTTTCCTCCCATTGTCACAACAATATCACGCATAACATTCAATACTTCCTCCGCACCCTTTTCTAAATTTGCTCGTGCATTCATTGAACGTTCAGAAAATTTCAATTTCATTGATTTATCCATAATTCTTAAATGTTTAATTGATTTGATTACAAGTGCAAAGATAATAATTTAATTTGAAATGAACTAATAAAATTGATAGTTTAACAAATATTTAACACTTGAATGATTATTGTCTATATATAATATTCTATACACATACATGAAGGGATACATAAACCTATTTATTTGACTTGTAAGACGTTTAAACAAACTATCTATATAAGTTATCGGATAAATTAAAATAACGCTTTAGAAATGAAATAAAGTGTATATATAAAAAATCTACCATTACTTATCTCAAGCAATGGTAGAGAAATTTAGAAAATAAACTCAAAATATATATTTGTCTGTTTGTTTGCGATAAACTTGCGGTAAATTAATCAAAATACATTCTATCACATAATGTTAAAACATCTTCCATGTGCATAGAGTCGATATTTACCCACTTATCACACTTCTTTCCGTTCTCAATAACTACATGACCCTCCATAGATGTAAAGTATTGAGTTTCATTTACTCTTACTTTGTCGATATATAAGAGAGAACAAATTTTATTATTTGCTGTGCCACTCAAAAGATAAAAGCTAAATGGGTTGTTATTTCTTAAAACAGAAATACCTTCTGTACCATACTTCTTAACACCACTTTTAACCTCATCAAAAAGGTTACGATAGCTATTAGAAATATCTTCTAAATAACCATTAACTATAGCCTTCTTATTTGTCATAATTATTACTTGTTTGAATTGTTAAAATTTAGCACAATCAATAATACCAAAGACTGTTTCAATGTCAAAATCGCTAATTTCTATCCACTCATCACATACTTCATGGTTATTACTTACCACGTGTACTTCAAGTACCATTTCGGGGTAAACTCTATGAGAGACACGAATAGCGTTAATTTCATAACGAACGCACTCGCTATCATCATAAATAGCGTCTGCCACATAATTATAATTGTCCCAAACAACTGGCAAACCCTTCTCACCATGTTTCTTTAAGTGCTTTGCCACATAATCAATAGTTGAGTTATAATGATTATAGGTTTCTTTCATTAACCCATTCAAAGTTTCCTTAACGTCCTTCATATTCCTAAAAGTTTAATTTGTTTTTATTGATTTATATTGCAAAGGTAATAATAAAGTTTTAAATAGGCAAATAAAAACCCACATTTAACATTTATTTAACGTTTATAATGTTCTTGTTTCTATTGTAGATATTATAACTATCAATGACTATTGACATTTCTACAAATGCTTTATCTATATAGAACTTTCTCGCCCATTCCTTTGCCTCCTCTAATGTTGCAAAACTATTAGTTGGCGTATCATCATCATATTCCATATAGAAGTCGTAACACGTTTTATTAAAGCGTGAAGATTTAGTAATCTTACATATACCTTCACTTGTTACGGCTAACAAATCACCTTCCATTTCAAACCATTCAAGATTAACCGACTTTTCGGCTATCTTATTTATATTAATTTCCTTTTCCATATATAAATTAATCTAAATTCATTTCATATATAGCCTCCATGTTTCCTGCCTTATTAATCTCAACATAACAAGACTTATCAGACTTCTTACAATAGTAAACGTCCTCCGCTATTGAAGATGCACAATTTTCCAAATAACTCTTATCATTATTGAATGTAAGAAATTTTCTCGCAAGTTCCAAACCGCTATAAGTGCCGTTCTCTATTTCCTTTGCGTGTTCTCTAATTGATAGAATAGGGTTTATATATACATTACTCATATTTCTAAATTTAATATATGTTAAAAAAATATGTTAACAATCTCCAATCATAGGAGGACATATTAAATCAAATAATTGTTCCTCAACAACCTTCTTGAAAATATGATATAACATAATTTGGTCTTTTAATCGTAATTGATTTATATATATCCATTTGTCACTAACCTTATCATAGAACCTTATTGAACCATTAAAACATACAACCTTTGTAAAAGTGAAATGTCCATTTACATTTGGTATGGTACGAACATTCTCATTAGCAATAATTTCATTATTATTTAACGCTAAGAAAGTTGCAAACTTGTCAATTATTTTCTGAGACAAATCACTTTCTTCCTCACTTAATTCATAAATTGTTTCAGTCAATGAAATAGCCTTATAAATAACTTTTAAATCATTGTCGCTTAATAAATCATACATAGGGATAAATTTATTATCCAAACAATCAAGTCTATTAACGCAATGGAAATAAATATCACCCTTACTAAGTACAATGTTACATACATCATACTCTATATTATCTTTATAAACAATAGGACAATTAGTAACAAATGAAATATTATTACGATATTTCTTTTGCATATACATACGCAAATTATTTACATCACTTTCGCTAAATTTTACTAACATACTCATAATTCTTAATATTTTAATTTGTATATAATTGAATTGTGGATGCAAAGATAAAAAAATAACTTGAACTATACAAATAATTCAAGTTAATAAAAGTTAATTACCATGCGGTACAATTTTTCTAAAAACTTTATTTATGTAAGTGGACATAAAACACATCAGCACCACTTGAATAAGTAAGAACCTCTCTTAAAAGATGATTGCATATATATTCCCAATCATCTTTTTTCTCAACCAACTTGCCATCAATATATACATCATCAATGATTAATACATCGGGTAGACATGTTCTAAGAACTTCTAAATCAATTTCATGTAACTTACAAGTTGTTACACGTTCTCCTTCAGTATTTGGAATAATTTCTTCCAATACACAATTATCAAACTTATCTTCTCCACTCTTATTCTTCTTGATATGTGGTAGAGTAAGTTCATTTATTCCTTTATTCATTGTGTCAATTACAAGCGCACTAAATTTTGTCATAATAAATTCTGTTTAATTATTTTCTTCTTGGTTTATTCTTTTTCTTTCGATTTCGCTTATTAAAATAAGGTGCTGACCCACTTCTATCTTTCCCTTCCGACTTAAATTTCCTCAGCATATAATCATGCAAAAAATCAGTAGTTGGTTTTAAATACCAAGCAAAACTATTAAAATCTTCCATAATTTCTAAATGTTTTGATATAATTTGAGACAAAGATAAAAAATATTTTTCAGAAAAACAAATAGTACATAGCATTTAACTATAAATTAACATCCTATGTACTACTTTGTACTTATTTAAGTATGCTTATTATGTTTCTCTATGTTATTATACATTTCTTCAACATACTTAACAACTCTTTCGTACTCTTGTCCGCTTAACTTACTATCCTTATACGCCTTCTCGATAAGTTCCTTACCTGTTCCATAGAAACAACCAACACACCACTTCTTGTTGGAACGTGTGTAAACAAAGAAACGTCCACTACTCCATGTATTTTTTGCAACATAATAATCGGTAATTGATTTTATATCCGCATTACCACCTATATGATAATTTCCGTACATATCAGTGTGACCATGGACTTTCACATTATCATATATTTGCACATTATTATAGATACGGGCATATCCATAGATATGTGCATCTCCAAATATTTCTACGTTGTTATAAATCTGTGCTTGGTTATAAATTTTTGCATTACCACAAACGATAGCATGACCGCTTATTATAACATCATTTTCTAAAAGAGCATTGCCATATACTCTTGAATGACCAGTAACAATAGCATTGTTTAAAACGTGTGCGTAACCAAATACTTTTGCGTGACCACCAATCATAGCACTATCAGCAACCATAGCGTCATTATACACATCAGCATCACCATATAACCAACAATTACCTTCTTGAGATAGATTTGCCTCTTTTTCAATCCAACCTCCTAAGTCACCCTTTTTAACGTCGGCAAAATATCGCAAAGCCTCAATTCTATAAACGGTAAAAGGACCAATTCTTTTAGAAATATCTTTTCTAATTTTATACTTGTTTATCGCATTCATGTTCTATTTGTACTTATTTAAGTATGATTATTTGAACAAATAAGTGTGTGATAAAATATCATTTCCTCCAACTCTTGATGAACCCGAAATTTTAGATTTCCCAAAAATTTTTGCATTCTGACATATCCATGCTTCTCCGTACACTTCTGCATAATCAAAAACTTCTGCGCTATCCATTATATATGCTTCATCAAATACTTTAGCATTACCATATACTCGAGCATTATTAGTTATCTCTGCATTACCATAAACTTTAGCATTGTCGAAAACTATAGCGTCTTGAACTACGGTAGCATCACCATATAACCAACAATTACCTTCTTGAGATAGATTTCCCTCTTTCTGAACCCACCCACCAATGTCTCCTTTCTTAACGTCATCAAAGTCCTTTAATGCTTCAATTCTATAAAGTATAACGTTATCATCAATTTTCTGTGAAATATCTTCTCTAATTCTATATTTCTTTCCTTCCATAATTTATATTAATTTGAACGACACAAAATTACAAATAAAAAATCAATTATCCAAATTAATTAATTATGTTTAACAAAGTTATTTATTTTCGTTTTAAGACGTTTTATTCATTCAAACATATAAACTTATAGTTTACATATCAAAACACTCTCACATACGATTAAAATAGCAAATACTATTAATAATGTTCGTATGCGTATATAATATTATAGCAAATTCAACATGGTTCATATAAATGTTAAAAAAGACTTACTCAATGAATTTAATTCCTGAATTATTTGGTTATTCGAATAAAAACCCTTACCTTTGCATTGTGATTGATAAAAACAGGTAATCTTTCACATATCCGATAGGAATGGTCCCTTTCTGGATACATACACACTACCTGTACTTATTTAAGTATGATAAATCGTTGTAAGTCAACAAAGGTGTCTTATATTCAGTCACCTGATATGAATGATAATGGAGATGTTAAGCAGAAGGTTAATATTGATTTAACCAAGGAACAACTGGACGCTTATAACCTTCATGTCAGAGAGTTCGAAAAAGAAAAGTTGAACGGGTTGGATACACATTCATTATTAAAGGAAGGTGTCAATACGTTGGATTCAAATGGACTCCTTCAGATATTGTTCTATTTCGATGTTAAGACAGACGAACGATTTAAAATATATAGAAATACAATTGTTCAAGTAAGTGTTTCTTAAAAGGAAATATTAGGATAATAAAGATTTTGAATGTTTTCATTTTTAATTTAATTTTTTCATAGTTTAAATTTTTTTTTATAATTATTATTTATTATAGTGGCGTGCACGTTGAAGAATAAAGCGTTATAACACCCACGTGCACAGAAGCTATAAAACGTTATTAAACCACTTTTATGAGATATTAAAGTGTACTTATATAAGTCAGAGACAGAGAAAGCATTATCACATTGTACAATGCTAATTATTAAAAAAATGACTCACTTTAATTCCTTACAATAATCCAACATAAACAAGAAGTATCTCGAAATAGTTCGGATGATACATAGATAAACATGGATGGATGTGTCAAGTATTCCTTTACAGATGGATATGATAAGATGCATATAGAGTATTGTATATACCAAGGGTTATGAATTATATATAAGTGTATAAATATATATTCTCTTCTACTACTCTTATGATTACCAATGCTTACATATAATATAAGGATATACTTAACAGACACACCAGCAAAGATAATGTATACATAGATTATGATGATACGATAAAGATATAAGATAATACATCCATCATAAGATGATACATATATCTCAAGTTCCAATAAAGAACACATGATAAGCAGTTAATATAATGATATGATTTCTAAAGAGAAACAAATATGATATATACTATTAAGATGAGAATTATAGATACGATATAAAGAAGAAAGATATAAAAAAAGTATATGTGATAAAGATATAAATAATAAACCTTCAATCTACTGAAAAAATGCAAAGTATGTACTTAATTAAGTATGGGTTTATGGAGAGAAGAAATAATACTGCTATTATAAAATGTTAGTGTAAATGCTAAGGGGTGTTCTAATTACGGAGCATCCCTTCTTTTTTATATCATCTTTCTCATTAGTATGTGATGTGGTACTTGCCAGTATGGGTGGGGTAGGTAGGCTGTTGTGTACCATAATGTGTACACGAGATAGGTAGGGTGGTGGACATAAAACTTGCATAAAAATTGCATACGAGTTAAACACTATGAAATATATTTAAACACTAATTTATAAATTATGGATAGTTAAATGATTTAACATAATGTATTGTTTAACCTTCTTGTTCTACGTGATTTTTTGCGCAGTATGTACTTATATAAGTATGAACTTATTGATTATCAAGGTATATACAGTTTTCTGCATATTGTTAATGAATGTTTATGTATATAGTAGTTTATTTATCATAATATGATATTATCTTATTAATAAATTGAATACTATTTTGCTCTTTAAGAAAAGTAAACAATAAATATACATAAATAAAAAAAACTCTCATTCTCTTTTATTCAAGAAAATGAGAGTTAAATATATTAACTAATAAAGTTCACTTTTAAGCATTAAGTTTATAGTTTCCATCAGTACATTTTAATTTTACATTATGTGGAAAGATACCATCAAATGAATTATTCTTTACAATTTCTTTCCATTTCGTTAAAGGACCTTGATAAATTACCTCTTTTAAATTATTACATCCACTGAATATTCCTGTTTTCATGACTGTTACACTATCTGGAATTGTAACTGAAGATAGGTTCATACAATGATAGAATAATTGATATTCTATAGTAGTTAAATGATTTGGTAAAGTTACGGTTTTTAAATTATAACATTCTGAAAATGCTTCTTTACCAATTGTAGTGACTGTATCTGAAATGGTAATACCTGTTAGTTTTGTACATTTCTGAAAAGCTGATATTCCAATAGATTGAACTGTATTAGGAATGGACACAGATGATATTGAAGTATTATTAAAGAAAACGTAATCTTTAATTCTTTGAATACCATCACTTATATTCATTTCAATAATTTCTCCGAGTCTAATAGGTCCTTCCACTAATACTCTTTCGATATTTAAACTGTATTCAGTGAAATCATTCTCACAAGCACCACCGAATTTATTAACAACATCCTTAATACCATCCTTTATTTTAGTTAATTCAGTTAAATTCTCAGATATAGACATAATCATATATTATATTTAAAAGTTATTATATTCAATAAATATTTTCCATAAAACAAAAACCGCACAATGGAAGATATAACAACCAAAGTGCGGAACAATTAATAAAACAATAAAAATTTAATTCTCAATTATAGTCAATATAACACCAATACATAATGACATAATAGAAAGAAACATCATATTGAGAAACAGACGCTTTGCATTATATATATCAATACCTATAATACGCTTTCCTCGTATATATAAACCATCAACAAAAAATGCCAATAAACAACATATTAAAGCACAAAAAATAAATATTAAATTCATACACATGTAATTTTTTTAACTATATGCAAAGGTAAAGAATAAATTATGACTAACCAAATAAACATAAAAATATTAATAACATTTAACATAAAATTATTGGATATATTAAAATAAAAATATAACTTTGCACCATATTAAAATAAAAACAATATATGGATATAAACGAAAAAGCAAAAGAATACGCTGACAAGAGATTTAAAGATAAAACAGGTGAAACTAATTTCATTAATAATGATAGTAAATTATTCACATATAATGATATTAAAAATGCTTTCATTAAAGGTTTTGAATGTATTAATCAAAATGTAAAGATTCATTGGTACGAAGAACCATATTGTTTTAGAGCTGATTTGCCTTTTATCAATATGATTATCAAGAAAGAAAATGATAAACAATATATAGGTTATATTAATAAAGAAAGAATCAAACTTCCAAATTATATTGATGAAACAAATATAAATGAAGTAATGAGATTTATGTCGGACAAAATTATTACTAATATAAGGAATCATGGATAAGAAAATTCTTAAAATAGATGATTACACTTCTTTTATTCAGAGATTGAATAATATAGAAAAAATTTTAAAAGAAAAAATATCAGATAACCAAATCCAAATAAAAGATATTATTGCATATTGTTCAGTATGCTATTCTTTAGGTGTTAGTGATGCGCAAGAAAGAATAAAAGATTTGGAATGGGATACAGATAACACTGCATATGGATATAAAGTGAAATATAAAATACATCAATCAGGATTAGGTAGCATTTATCTACTCTTTATCAATGATAATAAATATGGAATTTTCAATGGTATTGATGAAGCAAGAGAAAAAGCACAAGAACATTATAACGCACGTTTAAATGAGTTATTCTATGGTTATGAAATTGAATGAAAAGAATTATAAAACTATCTTAGAGCGCATTAATCACTACGTAAGGCGCAAAAGTAATTTCGGTGATACATTACCTACCAAAGATGCTTTATTCGCCTTAGAGATAGCGTATGGCGCTGCTATTAATGATATTATTGATAGAATAAGTAAGTTGGAATGGAATGAAGATAATGAAGCGTATGGCTTTAATCATAAATTCCATATCAACATTAATGCAGATACTATGCATCCAGAACTCTATATTAATGATACAATCCAAGCAGAATACATTACAGTGGAAGGTGCAAAAGAAGCAGCACAGGCTTATAATACTGATAAAATAAGAGAAGAACTTGATATCGTAACTAATGAAAACAAATGAAGAATTATAGAAAGTATCGGCAGGGACTGTCGATTACACGAGTGGAGAGGAAGTAAGAGCTAACCATTTGGAAAGCCGTTCCTCTGTGAAGCCCGAAGCCAATGAGTTTTTAACTCAAGGGTAGTCCACACAGATGATTTAGAGTGGTATCATGCAAATGAAAGAGAGAGAGAGAGAGAAGAATTTAATAAATTACTTAAAACAAAGAAATAAAAATGGATAAAATACAATTATTTGAACCAGGTACTTACGTTACTAATGGAGATGTAAGAGGAATCGTTAGAGGATATTCAGATAATAGATGTGGTGTAGAATTTTACATCGCCCATTATAGATGGAGCAAAAACGGCTCATTTAATAAAGAATCAAGTTATTTAAATGATGGTTCCTTCCGTGAAATGAATGAATCTGAAATTAATGAATTTAATCAATTCCTCTTGAATTGTGGTTATGTATGGGATTCTGAATCAATGAAAGTAATTGATTTAAAAGAATTAAAAGGAACAACCTCAACGGATAATAAAGATATGGTTAAGAAAGAAGATAAACCAAAGTATAAAACAGGTGATTTCCTTACAAGTATTGACGGAGACGAAACATTTATCTTCATGAGATACGAAGAAGACGGATGGTTGTTAGGTTGGAATATAGTATTCGGTATAGACGAATGTTGTAATAAGTGTGAGGTGCAAAGATTTAATCCTGCGCATCCTTGGCAATATTCAACCGATTATGACAAAGAACAATTTCTCTACAAACTAAAAGATACATGTTATGTTTGGCATGATTATGTAAAAGAAATGCGTAAGGAATATGAGTTAGATGATGATAAACTCAAATGTGGTGATATTATTTATCTCAGAGAAGGAGAAACTGTTATCTTCAAGGAAATAACTGCTGATAAACTCAAGATGAGAGTATGGCATGCACCTACAGATGGTAACGTATTAACTGAATATAATAGATTTATTCCTTGGAAGTATGCTACAGGTGATGAACAAGATTTTATCCTTAATATAATGGCAGGAAATGGATATGTTTGGGATAAGGACGAAAATCATTTCTTCTCAAATCCAAAAATGATAAGAACTAATATTAATAGTATTGTAGTAGAAAAGCCACATAAATTACCACCTATCAATATTCCAGAGGGTTATAGAGCAAATATTGAAAATGGAAAGATTTATTTCACTAAAGAATTTAAAGATGGTGATTTTATTAAGACAAAAACTGACAGTGCTATAGCAATTTTTAAAGAAATAACAGATAGTGGAGAAATTGTTGGATACGTTTTGTATGTCTGTAATAGTGACGATTTTATGACGGCAGAGGATGTTATAGGACATAATTTAAACGATTGGACATATGCTACAGATAAAGATATACAATTATTCAAAGATAGATTAGCAGAACAGAATTACAAGTGGGATGAGAAAAGAAAAGAACTTGTAAACTCATTCTGGGTTCCTGAAAATGGAGAAACATATTTCTTTATTAGTAGACATTTTAATGTAATTGAAGCAAAAATATTTGATGGTGAGGTACATCAAAAACGTCTATTATTACACAATTGTTTTAAGACAAAAGAAGATGCAACGGAACTTGCAAAGGAAATGAAGCAAATGTTTATAAATTTCAATAAAGAAAAATATGGAAAAGAAGTTTAAGAACGGAGATATTATTACCAATGTATTTGATACTGGTATTGTTAAAGAATACGATAAAGATACAATAACTTTCTGGATTAAAATTTCATGGAATGTAGATAATCCTACGATTGAACTTAATTCTGTTGTGAGTGATATTAAGCACTTTACCAAAGCGAAACCAAGAGAAAAGATTAAAGCAATTAATTACTTGCACAGAGAAGGATATGTCTGGAGTGAACGAGAGGGTAGAGTAATTGATACATACCAAATTGGACCATGGGATGTTATTAAAAATTTTCTTATTGAAAATTGTTGGTATATTAATGACACAACAGGGGAATGTTTCCTTTTTAAAGAACATATCTCTCGAAAGAATACCATTATTTCAGGTTTTTCACTTATTGATAAAGATGATTTCATTAATATTGATGTTAATGATTTTAAAGTTGAAGGCACATGGAGACCTGCAAGAAAAAGTGAAGAGAAAAAACTATTTGAAAGATTAAATAGAGTTGGTTATCTTTGGGATGAAGTAACACATCAATTGGTTTATGTTGGTAAATATGAATCAAGAGTTGAAGATTTTTCAGATGGAGATTTTATTGTCAACGAAACTACAAATGAAATATCTATTCTAAAAGAACAAGATTATTTTATAGTGTGTGATGATAAAAGTTATACCGCTTATTATAGACCATGGGTTACAATGAAACTCAATAACAAAGGAAGCGTAAAATTAACAAAGGAAAAAATCTCAATGTATAATACACTAAGATACGCTACATTACCAGAGATAAATGATTTCCTTCAATTTATTAAAGATAATGGTTATACTTGGAATAATAAAACAAAACAATTGATAAAAAGTAAATAATGGCACAATATAGAAAACATATCGAAAGACCAAGAACTGAAGATAAATCAGTTGACGGAATGTTTCTGACAATTTTGGATAGTCATGATGAAGTATATGGCTATTGTATTGCTAAGAAACTTAACTACTTTTCTGTGGACACCTATTGCTCCTATATAGTTGAAACTGATTCATTGAACCTTCTTGAAGATAATGTAGATACAGAATATCTTCATATTGTCATAGCAACAACCGAAGAACGTATTAAAATTTTGGATGCTTTAAGAGCCTATGGTTATAAATGGAATTTTCAAAAAAGACAAATAATAGACGGATAAATTATGAATACAACAAATAATAAAACATCATTATACGATTCAGTAACGAAGAGTGATAAAATAGAAGACTATAATAAAACAAATTTGAAGACACTAAAAATGTTATCAAAAGGAGAGATTCTTACTGTATATAACAAGATAGGACAAATAGAAGACATCTTGATATATGACGGTATGCTAAATGAATATGGTTTGTTTAATGCAGTACTTGCATATTCTCCTATTAGTGGAATACTAAGGGATTGTCCAGTTTTAGATTTCGATAATTTACCAATATTAGCTTTCTCAACACCAGAAGAAAAAGCAAATCTTCGGAAAATCATGAAAGAAAAAGGTTATCAAAATTATTGGTGGGGATGGGAAGATGAAGAAGAAGAGTCGGTTGATGATGAAACAATTGATGAATCTCCTACTGAAGTAAAATATTCTACTAATGTTGATAAGAATATACTGGATAAAGCTATTGAAAACAAGATAGAACATAATATTAAAGTAGCTAAAGATATTCTTGACAATACATTACCATATTATGTTATTAATGATAATATCGAACAACTGGTAAGAACAACAGATAAATCATTAAAAAGAGATTTAAATAATTTCAACTACTTTACAAATAAAGAAGATGTTGATGAAGCAATCAGAAGAGTGAAAGAAACTCTGATGAACTTCCAAGAAGAAATCCAAAATAGAGATAAATGAAACCAATCATAAATATTAAAAATATCATCAAATCCTTCCCAGAGTTACAATGGGAAGGCGATGAATATTATCAGCGTGCTATCACTATATTTGGTGTTATAACAATTGATAATATAAGTACAGATACAATATTATTATTAACCCCAGATGATATTGAACTTGGTGAATATGAATCAATAGATATAGCACAAGCCGATGCTGATATGTGGTATCGACAAGAACTCAGTAAAGTATTCAATAAAAATCTATCCACATATAATAGACATAACCCTCAAAATCAAATTTATTACACAGAATGAAAAATTATATATCTACAATTATATGGATGGTGTTCATTATAATTATAACGCTTATAGTTGGACAGGCACATATATTCTGGAACCCATTCTATATTCAATTGGATACACCAGATAATTGCGCAATCCTTATTGGTGCGTTAAGTGTGTGTTTGATTTTTAAATTAATATTTGATTGGGATAGAAAGCGATGAAACTAATTTTGTATGTATTAATCATTATGGCATTATTAATGATGGGTCATACAGTAGTACACATTAGCCCCTTTTACGTAGCAATGAAAACACCATATATTCCAGTTGGTGTAATCGTTGTATTTTTAATATATTGTGTAATTCAAAATAAAAAGTGAAATGAAAAGAGAAAAATTTTACATTGGAAGTAGTGATTACAAAAACAATGAAACGGTTTTAGTAATTCGTGATTGGAAAGATGAAGAAACTGAAAGTATATTCATTCCAAGACAACGTTCGTTGAGTGGTTCATATATGCATTCGGTTGTGACTTATTATCCCAAAGAAGATAGATTTGAAGTGGATGATATCATTAAAACATCCACCGATGATAATAAGTACATAACTGAAATTTATTACGCTAACGATGAAGATAAAAAAATATTATTCGAAGCAATTAAGAAGAATGGTTATGAATTTCAAAATGAAAAACTTATTAAGTTAGATACACCTAATAAGGAAATTGAATATGGTCCAACAATAGATGAATTTGAATTTTGTAACGTTGATAAAGATTTATCTGGAGAATTTGAACCTTACTATTATGTAAATAGCACTTTTTATCCACTTGTTAGAAGTAGAAAAAACTCTTCAACTTCTGAATGGATGAAAACGGCACGCAAAGATATTGTTCATTATAATTGTTTCTCAAATTATGAGGATGCAAAAGAAGCACAGAGAAGAGTTATTAGAACTCTTAGACAATACCAAAAGGAAATTATGAACAGAAAGAAGAATTAAACACTTCCAATAGGATACTCATAATAAGGTATCCTATTTTTATAATATATTAACTAAAATAATTTGGTTATATCAATTTTTATATCTATCTTTGCAAACATAATAATTAATTAAAATCATGGACGAATTAAAATATAAAATAAGAAAAGATTTATCAAAGGTAGAAAATGGTATTACTATATATCGTATCGAAGCCTTAAAAGACTTCTCTGATGTCAATAAAGGTGAATTAGGAGGATGGATTGAAAAGGAAGATAATCTTTCCCAAATAGGTGATTGTTGGGTGTATGACAACGCTTGTCTTTTTAATGATGTAGCGGTTAAAAATAATGCACAAATACATGGAAATGCAAGAATATATGATAATGCTTATATCTTTGATAATGCACGCATTTTTGACAATGTATTGGTGGAAAATAATGCACGCATCTTTGGTAATGCTACTATTCGCCATGATGTAATAATATGGGGTAATGCCAACATTTACGGGAATGCAACTCTATACAAGAGTGTCAAAGTTTACGGTGATGCTTATGTTTATGGGTATGCTACAATTACGGATAAAGTTAAAGTCTTTGGGAACGCTCGAGTTTATGAGAATGCGAAAATATGTGATGAGTGTATTATTTATGGCGATGCCATAATAAGAGAATATGCATTTGTGTACGACAAGGCGGAAATTGGTGAGGATGCAATTATTAAGAGTAAATTTGATTATATTGTATGTAGAAATAATTGGTCCAGTGGACGATTTTTTACTTATACACATTCAAATAAAATGTGGAAAGTTGGATGCTTCTATGGTACAGGCAAAGAACTTATAAAGAAGGCATACGAAGATAGCGAATTGAGTGGTAAAAACTATGAACTTACCGTGAAGTATATCGAAACATTATATAAGAACATAGAAGAAAATAATAATACTTCAAATAAATAAAAAATTAAATTTATGCATTTATTAAAAATATTACTTCAAACTATATTGATGGTATGTATTCCTGCTTATGTACTACCATACATTACATTCGCATTGGGATTTGGAAGATTGGATTGGTTCATTGATGCCAATGAAACATACGCAGTGTTGTACACAATCACAACAACAGTTATTTTCTTAATAATGTTTACCTTCTTAATGCCACCTATCATTGAAGCAACATTTAAAGATTGTAACTTTTTCAATGAAGATAATAATATAAATAACGAAGAAGAAGATGATGAATACTAATTACAAAAACTTTATCAAAAGGCTGTTAATTGTATTCTCAGCCTCTTTAATACCTGCAGGGGTACTAACATACGTAATCAGTAAAATAAACCCTTATAGCGTACCATATACATTCTATATTGTATTATTCATTGGAATTGTAGGAGTAATTATTAAATTCTTCCAAAATTATATTCTGAACTATAAGAGAGAATAAAGATATGAAAAAGAAGATTTTTAAATACAGTTCCATATGTCTAATGACGTTATTATTAACAATATGGTTAAAACTTACATCATATCAAACTCTTGTTATGTATATCCTAATTCTAACAAATTGGGAAATCACCGATTTTATTGATAAAAATAAAAAATAAATATTATTATGGGAAAATTCATTATTTACTTAATGCCTTTTGCTATTGCAACTGTATTGTGTTTAATATTTGGAAGCAATAGATTTGAGTATGGCGTAATCGGTCTTCTAACATTTATTTACTTATCTAATGTTTTAAAAGATTAAAACGATATGAAATATTTTATTATTAGAATAATATGTGGAATTATGATATTCTTATTCATTGGATTATCGTTATGCGGTTTAATAAATGAATATGGACATAGTATAGGAACATTCCCTATGATGTTCTTTATTCCTTTTACAATACTATACATTATTCATTTTACTGATTATATCAGATTAATGATTGAGTTAAAAACATATAGAAAATAATACTACAATCCAATGAAATATATTTTTAGAGAAACCTACATAAACGTATTATTATCACTAACTATGTTTATAATGGTAGGGGAATTAATGGAAAATTATGTAACAACTATAAATTCCTTTCCTGTTAGTTTATTTATAGGACTTGTTTTCCCATTTGTCTCACTATTGATATCTCATGTATTAACTATTGTAGATAATTCATGGCTATTAAACCATAATATAGAAGTAAACAAACAATTTAATCTTCCTAAAGAAGATAGAATTTATCTTACTATTATAGGAATGTTATTATTTATAATGCTATTAAACTATTTAATACCTTCCATTTTAATAGTACATCAAGACAATAATATAGTTTACTTAACTATAAGAATTATAATATTCACAAGTGCATTAGTTATATATTATTATAACTTAAGAAATAATTTAAAACTTAAGAATAATCTTATAAATAACATCAACTAACACAATAAATTATGAATACAAGACAAATCCTTTATATAGGTCTATTATATTTTATTTTATTTAATATGTCGGCATTTCAAATATTTTCTTTTAACGAATATTTGAATTATTCATATATCTCATTCTTATTATTCTTTATTAATGCTTTCTTTATTATAATGAACGCATTTGAATTAATCACGTTTGATGAAGAAGAAGAAGAAGATGTAGAAACAAAAAATAATATTCAGAGAACTATTCAACTATATAATATAGGACAAATAATCCTTATTACAGCAATAAACATAATAATGATTATTTTAGGTAATAAGTTGATAAATTGTATCATCAACATAGGAACATATTATATCCTACTATACATCCTATACAGAATGACAAAACTTATAATCACAAATTTAAATTCACAACATATTAAGAGAAAAACGATATAAAGAATACATAAATTATATATTTATAGGTAGGCGATATTACAACATATTTGCTTGCCTATTTTTTATTTAATAAACTAATAAATTCAACAAAAACAAGTAATGCGGATGAAAAAGACGTACTACAGAAAAACACCACCTAAAAAGTTTGAACCAGACAAATGCCACTGGACTCGAACAGATAAAAATAGATGGAAAACAAAAGTAACTTACGAAACAGAAGACGATGCCGAAGAATGGCTTAAACAACATCCCAAACTAATAGCACAAGGAATGAAATCATATTACTGCCCTATATGCAATAAATGGCACTGTGGGCATAATACAATAGATAAAGAAACAAAACAACTACTCAAAAACAATTTCAACTAATAATATACAACAAAAAACACTAATCCCTCAGTAGATAATAATATACCTATTGAGGGATTTTAACTGTTACTTACTAAATGAAAATGTAGTAGGGCAAGTTTCATCACAAGAGTTACCTTCACCCTTACCACCTTTAATCAATTCATCAATTGATGTGGCATTCTTAATATTACCACACTTGTCAGTTTCAGGACGATACTCACCCTCATTACTAACACTCAATAAATGTAGCTCACTTCTAACTTCTACCACGCTACATAATGGTCTCATATAAATATTCTTTTTCATATCCTTTATAAATATTATCTAATATATAAAAAGTGCCTACCTATCTCAGGCAAGCACAGTCAACTAAAAATCTAAACAAATTAAAACTTATATTTATTGTGATTACCTTGCGGTATAATGTTAAAAACAACAAGGTCACTACATCAACCCTCTCACGCACGTTGTGATTACCTCTCGGTACATGATTACTAACATAGATTCTACATAACTTGCACTGTTTAGAGAACAGTATATACACACGAAATGAGGAGGTCTCTCTGCATTGCAGCAATCTCATAAAAATCACAGACGAGCCTCCTCACGCACCAAACTGAGCTGGACTGTGGAATCGAACCACTCCTCTGTATTGGATTAACACAGTGTGCACCATTACACCTTGTCCGCTTATAATAGGAAGCAATTGTTGTTTAAATAAACTATACTATTTTATAAGAAAAATCTGCTGTACGCTTCCATTAAATATATATGAATCTGAGTAAAACTCAGAGGAGAACAAGTCTTCCCTAAATCACAATGCAAAGATACTACTTTTATTTTAAACTACCAAATAAAATCATATAATTTTACATACATTAACTAAATTGATAAATAAGATAATTAGTCTAAACACTATTTAATACTAAATTCCAAAATTTTTAATTTTTCAAAATTTTATTTTTTTCGTTAGAATGGACACCAAACAGACTGAAACAAACATAAAAGTCAATTTTCCTCTCTTGCACTATAATTCTCAGAAAGTATCAATTTTACTCCCTTGCGGTTATTTTCCCTCCAATTATCACTCAAGAGTATCTCCCTTGGTGTTATCCACTCTTACAGTTTTAAACCCTTCAGTTTCTCCCTTGGTGTTTTACTCTCTTACCGTTATCATTCAACGACATTACGCTTGGTGTAATACTCCCTTAGTGTTTAAGTTCCTTCTCTCTATATAATGACATATATAAATCATATATATAATTATTTCATTAATTTCCACTTACTATAATTGTCAAGTTACTATATTTCGGTTTTATAATATTTTCCATATATACAATAAATCCATACTCTTGTACATTCTTTTTAGTATAAATCTATATTACAATAATTTTCCTTACTGTTATATTTTCTTATTATGTATATTTTTTCTCTTTACTATATTTTATTAAATTCTCTATATATAATTTTGTTTCTATCTTATTTTATTTTTTATATTATCTCTATATAGTTAAATTTATTTTATCTAATAGTATTTTTTCTTTTTTCTTTCTATTCTATATATTATTTATTTTCATTTTTATAGTTGGAAGGTGAGAGTTTGTATTATATACCTATATGTTTATTTATAGTGTATATATTTAAGTCATTTTATAAAGAAAGAAAAAGAGATGATGTGAATTATTTAAATTTAATCATATCATCTCTACATTAAGTATAGTTATCTCTATAATCACTTATTTTTAAAACATATTAGTATTGTGGTTTTAGGAAGTTCGTATAAGTTGTAATCTATAGTTTGTCCTTTATAATTAAATGTCATATTTTTATCAGTAGGAAATTGTAATATATCCATTTCACTCATTCTATTGTTACTTGATATTGTAATACATGGTTTATTTTCAGAATCCACAAAACTATCTATTTCTCCCACAAAATCATATTGTCCGTTATCTTTTCTTTTGAGTCCTGGATAACTGAAAATATGTGTATTTTCATCTGGTGCAAAAACATCATGTTTATTAAATGTCTTATCCCACAAACCAAAAGTTGTAGAGATTTCGTTATATATTTCAAAGATAATTCCATCTATTAACTTATTCATATTAATTTTCCTATGTTTTTCTTTTATAACGTTATCACCGTCATGTAATATTAATTCATAAGTATTTTTTGTTAATTCTTTAACATTATCTTTGAATTGTATATTATTTTTAGAAAAATATAGTGTTTGTATGTTAGAGTATGCTATTTTATACATATCTACAACAGTAATATTAGGTTCAAAATTATAATATACTTTGGGGATTTCTGTTACCAATGTTACATTCGGTTTTAATAAACTTGAATTAATTTTTTCAAAGTTTTCTTGTGTGTCTAATAATTTTAGATAATTCATATTATTTTTATTCTATAAATATATTATTGAAGAAGATATATATTTTCTGTTACATTAGCAAATGTTTCAAATGATGTCTTTTAAGAATAGGAAATTCATTCTTTATTTCTTTCCAATTTGTTTAATTTCATCAAGTCGTTTTCTTCCTTCCATAAGTGTATTATAATATGCATTAAATTCTTTGTAAAATTTTTCATACCGTTCTTTATTTTTAATGTATTCTTCTTTGCTTTTTCTATAATCTCTTTCAGCATTAGGATTAAGATACATAGGGGAATCATCATCTTTAAAATATCTTTTTTTAATATCTTTCATACTTTATATTATTTAGTGATTTTATTATTATGCAAATATATATATAATATTTTATATTAGCAAGGATTTTTGTTTTATTATTATTAGATAGTTTGGTGATATATATAAAACGAAAAAGAGAGAAACAAATACAAATGTTTAATATATTTATTTCTCTCGTGTTCCTATAAGTGTTTTTATTATTATCATTTAATTGAATGATTTAATTGTTGAAATCATATCTACTTTTCTTAAGTCATTATAAGATTTTATTGTATTAAATTCCCTACTTCCTAAAAGTTTATCAAACTCTCCATTTTCTTTTAATTCTATAATCTTATCATGGTTTTTTAATATATATGGTCCACTATTATTTATTTGGTACATTTCTGTTATAGGTTCAGAGTTCATTATACCGTGAGAATAATTTATTAGATTTACTCCTTCTCCTTCATTTGGTTTACAATAGTATATACCATGTGAAATATTTATAATTTTTTCATTATCAATTACAGTGTCTTTATTAAATGACATATTATCAATTACAGTCATATTGTAATCAGAGTCAATATATCCTATATAAGAATCATAACGTAATTTAATGATATCAATAATTTTATTAAATTCAGGCATTCCATTATTACATCCTGTCAAAATGTATTCTTTTTCTCCATTACTATTGTTTAAGAAAATAGTTTGTCCTTCTATTTTAATATTTTGTGTATCAATATTATTGAATGACATTTTTTTGAATGTATCTAAATTATAAATTTCCAATTTAGAGTTATTATTTACGAAAAGCACATTATCTTTTTGTACACATTTAATAGAATTATATCCATTACTATATTCAAGTATTTTACCTGTATTAGAAATTAAAAGATTGAAAGAACTATTTGATTTATCATAACCCCTAAAAATAGTATATGTTTTATGTTTAAAATAAAATTTTATAACATTATGTCTATCTTTTTCATTTACATTGTAATTAGTAACGAATAAATCATTTTTATTTAAATCTTTGTAAATATACAGACCATACTGATTTATAGTATACAAAAGTTCAATATGAGGTTTAAATAATTTATAAACATCTGTTCCTATTAAATTGGAAACTTGTGCTGGGGTCATAATATAATCGTTTCCACCGTTATCATGGTTCCATCTACATGTTATTGTATTAACAGAACCATCATGTCTAAAGGATACAGCAATCATTGATAAACCATATTCATCCAATGGACAATTTGGACCTACCTTTCTTGGAACATTCTCAAATCCTTCTTTTAATAAGAATAAGAATGATTCTTATTGCGAATATCTTGAAAATGCATCTTCGCTTTGCGTAACACACCAATCAGTATATCTACTATATTCATTCGCTTTATAGAAATTTGGTATTGTCACTATCTTATAACCATTATAGTTACCATTGTTATTATTTCCATATTGTGCGCTGGCTTCACGTTCTTCTTCTTCACTATTGGAGACATCACCTTGGAACTGACTAAAGAAGTCATTCATTGACATACCATTGGCATTCTGGTCAAGACCTAATTCTTTTGCTTTAGGTGCTATGATACCAACATATTTATTCAACTCTAATATAGTGTTCGCATCAAGACTATTACCTGCGTTTAGAACAAATCTTACCACTGCTGGATAGAGATGGAAATCAGCCTTACGAACATTTGGAATGTCATGTAACACTTTCTCGGTAAAATCCTTATCGTTTATATTAGGTGATAACTCTCTAACCATTCTTCTTGCTAAAGATTGATTCTTGGATGCACGATTCTCTGTGATTAATCTACCATTAAAGAATATATTTGAGAATTGACTCTCTGTAATTATTATTCTACGTCTAATCATTCGTTTATATTAAAAATTATATTTTATATTAATAAATATAATATAAAAAAAAGAGAGAACATGAAAAGTAATATATCTACCTTCACATTCTCTCATATACTATTAATTCACTTTATTCAATTACAAATGGTCATGTGTAATTTGTATACCTTTTGTTCGTTTCTCTATTTCATAGTTATCTCTATACTTAGAAAAATCAGATATATATAAGACTGTAGGGTGGTCTGGATTACTTCTATCCACTTTAAATAAGACTGGTTCATTTTGGCTATCCAAATAACAAGCAATCTCTCCCACGAAATCCCTTTGGTCACTATCTTTTCTCTTGAGACCTGTTAAAGTAAACTTAGTCACTAATCTACCATTTTCTATCAAATCAAGAGAATCGGGTGTAACAGTTAAATGTCTATAAAAATTAAGTATAATATCACTACTCATAGGGTTAACACTTGTAATACTATGTATATCATATGCACCATTCCCTCTTATTGTTTCATCATTAGGTATATCTTGTGCCGTTCTTTTCACAGGTATATCTTCAACGGTAATACAATTTCCGACTGCACCATTAAGTAATGTGGTACAATTATAAGTATAGTACTTAAACTTAATATAGAAGAGCTTATCTACCCCCCCCCATTTTCTTTAACAAGTGCAACACGTGGTTGATTCAGATTCGTTCTTTTATCCTCGTTAAAGTCTGTCATTGAATTAAAGATATTAATGTATTTCATAATATTTGTTTATATTTTTTTATTTATTTGTTATTCTACAACATATCGAAAGGATTATAAGCTAATTTCATCCTCTCTTCGCTTTCGTAGTTGTCTTTGTATTGACTATTATTGAATGATAAAAATTGAACCGTTGGATTATCAGGATTCGTTCTATCCACTTTTATTAAATAATCTTGATAAGATGCTATCTCACCTACAAAGTCCCTTGTATTACTATCTTTCCTTTTTAATCCAGTTAATGTGAATGTAGTGATTAAATTATCTCCTTTCTTTACATCTATTGAATCAGATTTAATAGTGAAAGAATATTGTCCATTATTAAAGACACTAAAAATATTGAATGGGAAAACCGATAGTGATTGCATGGTTGTATAATACTTGTTAAAGAATAAATAACCAAAAGATTCAAAACAAACAGTATCTCCATTTTTTAAAACGTTATATGGAACATCGTCAACAGAAATAAAAGATGCTTGAACATCTAATATAACATTATCTTCTTTAAAATGATATATCTTATCAGGTGTATAAGTCAGTTTATTATCATTCGTTGTCAATATTACAAAAGGGAGATTTGAGTCCTTACCCCCCCCCACTTTATGAATTTATTCTCACTATAAATTGGTAATCCAGGTAAATACCTTAATTTAAATAAGTGTTTCATATTATTGATTTAATTTTTATTAGTTTATTATATGTAGATTTTTTCCAATTATAAATGGTCATTATTCCATAAGAACAATTTAATCTTATTATCTGGCGAATAATCATTTTCATAATCAGAAAATTCTTTCGTTACAAACTGAGTAACCTTTCTTCTATATGCATCATCCCTTTCTACAGTTTTATTTTCAATAATGAATGGATTACCATTATTATCAAGATATGATGTCATTTGTCCAACGAAGTCTCTTTGCCCATTATCTTTTCTTTTAAGACCGTTAAACTCTATCTTTGTTACTATTCCCAAAACGTCAGATACAGTCAATGTATTATTCTCTATAACGTATTTATTTGTATCTGATTCAAATGGTTTATAAAATAACAACAGTTTATTTTCGGTGTTATCTCTATCAAGAATAGTTAAGTAATCAGATATAGTATAATGAGAAAGTTCCTTCTGTGATATAAACTGTTGATTTGTCTTAAACTGTCTACCATACAAGTTTGACACTGGTTCATCTATCCATAAATCATCTATAGAGCAATAACATTGACCACCGAAGGTGAAATTACCCCCCCCCCCCTATGGTTATGGCTTTCTCAAAGTTATATATAAGTTTATTTGTATCTGATAGAAGAGAAACATTAGGAAAAGATAAGAACGTATTTTTATTATCAAAGTCCGTTTGTGTTTGAAAAAGTTTAATATGTTTCATATTTTATAAAATTGTATTAATCATTTATTGTTCAGTTAATGGTTTTGTTGCAACTAACTTTGCTTTAAAGTCAGGTTCATATATATAGCTATTGAAATCTTCTATCTTAACACTTCTATCTTGTTGTTTTCTTAAAACGAAAGGTCTTTTACGTTCATCACAATAGCAAGTTGCGATTCCTGCGAAATCACGTTTTCCGTTATCTTTCCTTTTAAGTCCGTTAAATGTAAAAATAGAAATAAGTTTTTCGTTTCTATCATACAGTTTAAGTTTATCACCGAACCATTTAAAGTACTTATCTATTTGACTATTCTGATATGATTGGAAAAGCAATTGTGCACTTCCCTTAAAAAAAGAAGATTTGTCATAATAGAGCATTTGTCTTTTATTTCCACTTAAAACACCAAAGGTAGTTTTATATTCTTCTTTTAGACCGTCAGTAATATCTATATCATCAAGTTGAATAAAGTTTCTATTTGGAACATTATAATAGATTAATTCAAATTCAATCATTGGTATAATATATTCATACAAATCATACTTTACCAGTTTTTCTTGTCTGATATATGAAACGGAAGGTTTGTTTATTGAATTTTGGTATTCATCAAATTCCGCTTTTGAATCAAATGCTTTAAAGTGTTTCATTGAGAATTATTTATTTACTATATAAATATCTCAATCATAACGTATCTGATATGTTTATCATAAGTTTTATTTTATAATCTGGAACGTAGTTATTTTTATACATTTCAAAGTCATTTACCGTTAGTTTATTGTCTTCTTTATTATATTGAATAACAAATATATTTCCGCTTGCATCAATAAACGATGTCACTTGTCCCACATAATCTCTTATACTCTTATTTTCTTTGCGTCTAAGCCCATTAAAAGTTAAAGACAACTTATCTATCAGATTGGTGTTATAAGAGGATATAAGCGATTCTAAAGTATATCTATCGAGAGCCGTTAAAGAAGTATTGTAATCTTTAAATTGCCATTTTTCTGGAAATCCATATCTATTGATTTTAATAGTTTTATTCATAACTTGAGAGAGATTTTTGTCGCAATGTATATCATCTGTTGAAATGAATATATCATTACTATCTCCGTGTAATGTTACCAAATTATACACATCTTTAAGTTTCTCTATAAAATTATAAATGAGTTTATTGTTATCTTCTTTGATTAAGATAACATTCGGCTTGTTGATAGAAGATTTAATATAATTAAATTCATCGTTTCTTTTTAGGTTAATAATATATTTCATTAGGTTTTTAAGTTATTTGAGTTAAGTTGGGCGCACACATTATAAATGTATATAAATAAATAATGGAGAGAACTCGATAATTCTCTCCATTTTAACTATGAATTAGTGATAATATTTTTTCAATCCTGTAAGAAGATAATGTATCGTATCAGTTATCAAGCATGCATTTCGTTGAAAATAGATATCAATATACTCATTTAGTGGTATTGTCGGATATTCCATTTGCCATCTTTTTAATAGATGCCATGTAAAGTCAGCCAACGCGAAATTTTCAGAGGATGTTTTTGAGAAAATGAAATTAACATTCATCCACTCCAATGCTCGAAATGCTACATCAAAGTATTTGCTAACTTGTATCCATAATTCTTCACTAACAAAGCAATCGACCTTACGTTTAATCTTTGCATCTCCATAATGAACCGATACAATAATCTTACCAACACTATCTTTTATGTCTGATAATTTATATGTAAAGCGAGTTGGTAAATTTGGTACATCTTCGTGTCCTGTTATTGCAAATGTAAATTTTCGTTTCATTATAATGTTTTTGCTGTTTGAATTAAATCATATACTGCAGAAAAACTTCTTTCAAATTCTTTTTCAATTAAATTCATTGAATCATCAACACTGACGGATTCGGCACACATAACATAAGAACCCCTCAAACCTACTTTTAGTGCAGCTTTAAAGAAATTATAATAAGCTGATATTTCACTATTTTTTGAACGATAAAACACTCTAAAAGTTTTTGTATGTTTTTCTTTATCGTCAGAATCTTTCAAGACATATTCGTAACTAATATTCACAAAACTATCTTTGGAATAAAATGTACATGCAAGTGTTGTTATGTTAAAGAACTCCATATCACTAAATTGTTCATCTACTGTACCTCCAATTGTATACGGAGATAAAACCTTTGATTCTTCCTCATCATTATTCATCTTTTCTTCTAAGATGCGTGCATATTCTTTAAAGAAAGCGGACTCAAATTCTTGTTGAATAAAATAGTGGAAAAGAAAATCTTCATCACGTTTGAAAGGAGGTAATAATGCTTTAATATTTTTTTCAACTTCTTTAGCAACACTTTCAAAAGATGGAAGAAGAATATTATAAGCCATTTCTGATTGATTTTCAAATACTTTAACTTCTTCCTTTTCTAAAAAATCTTCTTGTGTATATTCATCAGTAGTCCATGTATAGCCGACTTCAATACACTTCTTAGCTGGATTCAAGAAGCACATCATTTTATTCACATACATATCTCCAAGATAAATTCCACCTTGAAAGAGCCATGTATTGATAGGGAATTTTTCAATTTTTCCTTCCATATTATTTACAATTTAATTATTTACTTAATTCTTTGAAAACTTGAATATGTGCGTAAGTAACTAAGAAACTTTTATTAAGTTCTTCTTTTATTGCGTCTTCTTCACTACAATATTGTCTAACATAATTCCATTCATGTTTAGCATTATTTAGACCAGCAAATACAGCTAATTTAAAAATTGGATAATAGTCTATGATATCTCCAACATTATTATCTTTAAGAACTCTAAGTGTCGTTGAATATATAAAATCAGTAGAATACTCACCTGTATATTTGTATCTATATTTTACTAATAGAGTATTACTTAACGCATCAAAAAAACAACTTAAATGAATGATTGAAATTTTTTCAAAATCCACCTTGTTATCTTCGTTAATAACATCGAGTACTATAGAATCTTCATCTATATTTTCAGTTACATTTTCTTTTTGAATGCGTGCAATAGTTTTATAGAAACACTGTTCAAAAGTTTCTTTAATTGTACATAAAGCTATGTCGACATCCATATCCACACCTTTAAGAGAAATACTTTTCATAATCATTAAGCCTTCCGCTTCTTTAACAGCATTTTCAAAAATCGCTAAAATTATTTCAAATGTATCTTCGTCTTCATCTTTTAGAATATGGAAAGTTTCAGTCCATTTGGAATTGTCATCTTTATAATTATATTTCATCTTAAGTACTATACGCTTAAGTGGGATATCAATTTTACAGTTCATTTTTGTGAGACATAAATCCCCCAAATTTAAACCATCTTTAAACACTTGAATATTTGTTGGATAGTTTATTTCTTTTTCCTTCATAAGTTTTGATAAACTAATTTTATTTGTGAAACAATATTTTTTATATATTCTTCATTAACATTCTTTTCATCAAAGTTCTCTTCGGAAATAACAGAAGGTATTTTTTTAAATAAATCCAACGCATAGATTGATTTCATACCCACTGGATGTCGTAAAATATAGTCGTTGAATTTTTGTAATAGAAAATTTATTTTATCTTCCTCCTCTATCCATTGTTCAGTAGTATATTCCCATAAAGTATATGTATAAACTTCTTTATCTATTGTATCATCTTCAAATGTTGTTGTAATTTGTAAAACTACCAACCCATGATTTTCATCAATTGGCTCGTAAATATAAGATACTTGGAGAACATCTCCATAACAATATTTCCATTTACAATTACTGACACTATACGTAAACTGTTTAACGAGTCTCAATTTATTATAAACTTTTTTAAATAATTGACCTTCGTTATAGTTGGTAAGTATAAAGACTTTATAACCCAATGTAAGTTTATCTTCAAATACTTGTTTAATTATTTTTTCAATCACATTAGTATCTGTTGTACTCTTTAATAAATCAGCACAAGTATTTTTGGCATCGTCAAGAACATAAGGTAGGTAAGATGTGGAATTATAACAATCTCCAATTGTATATTCAACAAACAACATTTCATCTACTACTTTCTCTTCTATTTCATCAATAGACTTGTAAGTATAAATTAGATGATATGTATTATACGCCATGCTTAATTCACATCTCATTGTATTAACAACAATAGGACCGAATTGAGTTGGTTCTTCAATGACTTGCACTACCATCGGGCTTATTCTATTTGAATTTTCCATATTTTTTAATTATATTATTACAATCCTCTGTCACTAAAATAGTTTATCATTTCATCATATAGGGTTATTTCCATTTCTGGGTAAGGTTTTGACGAAGCAATAAATTTTCTAACGATTTTTAAATATTCACTAAAAGATTGATAGGTTATATCAAAACAAAAGAAGAAGCCGACCACAAAATGGAATAAACATGACAAATCATCTAACTTAATTTTAGATTTATTCTTAAGGTAGAATTTACTAAAACAGTCGAGTAAGAGAGGAAGTTTATCTTCTCTATCAATCCAGTGACATCTCAGGATATCTTCTTGAATTTTTACTTCAACAGGAGATATTTTATCATCTTTTGATGTTGAAACAATACTCAGTACAACAGTTCCATAATTACCATCTTCTTCAGACAGCGTGATTTCAAATTTAGTAGTTTTAACTTCATCTTTAGGATATGTTATATCATCAATTTTTACATTATAAGAAGCATTCTTTATATTTCCAAATAAGTCCATATTATTTACAATTTATTCATTTATTTTTATAATCCTCTTTCGCTAAAATAAGTTATCATTTCATCGTATAGAGATAATTGCAATTCAGTACAAGGGATTGACAGGATAGTGAATTTTCTAAAATTTATTAAATCTTCACTAAAAGAAAACTGAGTCATATCCCAATCAAAAAATCTATTAAAAGCGAAATGTAATAAATCAAGCAAATCACTGATATTAATCTTAGATGTATTGCGAAAATAAAACATAGCAATACAATTAAGCAAAAGTAGAATTTTGTTCTCTCTTTCAATCCAGTTGAATATCATTAAATCATCAATAACTATTTTTTCTATTGTATCTAATTTATCATCTTTAGAAACAGAATCCACACGTATAACAACGTTACCATAATCATCACTAACTTCAGACAGGTTGATGTAAAAACTAATTATTTTAATATCATCACGTCCATTTATTGCGACACCATAAGAAGCATTATTTACATTTCCCATTAAATCCATATCATGTATAATTTTATTTGCTGCAAAGATAATAAAAAATACATTACTAATCAAATATTAAAAGTTAAAAAAAACAAAAAAAGAGAAGCAACTTAATCTATTACTTCTCTCTTAATTTATAAAAAAAATATTTTTTGGATAACACGCTTCGTGAATACGCCTCAATTTTATATATTTTTGTATTTATATATGTATATTACAACACGCTGATTATCAGATAGTTACAATATGTAAATAATTAACATTTATGATAACCTTCCCTAATGAGGGCCGTGCGTTGATATACTGGTTTATTCTATAAAATATATTGTTATTCCACGCTATTAATTAAATATTTCTCTAATATCCATTGATGTAAGTGTTGTAAATTCATTGAGTTTCTTGAAGTCATTTGATGAAACGTGAGAGAAAAACACTTTATCTTGATTTAGTGCTATACCACCGTTTTGACACATAATCAAGTATACACATTCTTTAGGAACATCTTTTGTAGGTGTAACATAAAATGTTTCTTCTATTGGAAGTTGAGTGATTAGTCCAAATTTTTCAGAAACAACAAACATTCCATCTTCGTCTTGAATTAAATATAACTTATATTCACCTTCTCCAATAGTGCTAATTATATCTGCCAACCATATATAATCTTCGCATGTATCAGTATTTATGATGGAAATTTGATTATCTCTAAAACAAACTAATCTTCCATATTGATATACACATTTGTCTATATTTTTACTAAACATAGAGATATTAGTTTTTTTATTTATTACTTGCTTATAACCATCATCAACAGTTAGTATAAGTATATTTTGATAGTTATCTAAATTCCTAATAGGAATATCTTTTAACTTTTCCATGGTCTTTGCGTTATAAATTCCACCACCTTCTGATTCTGTATCTGTATTGGCAACATATAAAAGACCATTATTTTCAATCGTGTCTATCCATTCATCACCTTCAGCTGTCTCATAAATAAATCCATCTCTACCAATTAAAGCACAAATATCATATCCTTCATCAGTTTTACCTTGATAGACAACATAGTCTTTACTCTGGAAACATATATTATCACTAAAGTCGTAACTAAAAATGTACAAATTGTCAGTGGTAGTATTTTTACACAACTTCAAACCATAATTCAAATCATAATCCAAAACTTCCATGTTTTCAGGGAGTAAACTCTGAATATTATCGGGATTAAAAATACCGTATATATCAGCCCCGATTAATTTAGAAAGCTGTCCTGGAGTCATTACGGAGTCGTTACCACCTTTATCATGATTCCATCTACAAGTTACTGTATTTATCGAACCATCATGCCTAAATGAAACAGCTATCATTGAAAGACCATATTCGTCCAATGGACAGTTTGGACCTTGTTCTCTCGGAACATTTTCAAAACCTTCTTTTAATAAGAAATAAAATATTCCTGAACCATTGTTAGTATAACGTAAGAAATATTCTTCACCTTGTGTGACACACCAATCAGTATAACGGCTATATTCATTTGCGTTATCGAAAGTTGGAATAGGTACTATCTTATAGCCATTATTATTACCTTCATTATTCTCTCCATATTGTGCGCTTGCTTCACGGTCATCAGTTTCACTCTGTGACACATCACCTTGGAACTGACTAAAGAAGTCATTCATTGACATACCATTAGCATTTTGGTCAAGACCTAATTCTTTCGCCTTTGGTGCTATGATACCAACATATTTATTCAACTCTAATATAGTGTTCGCATCAAGACTATTACCTGCGTTTAGAACAAATCTTACCACAGCTGGATACAAATGGAAATCAGCCTTTCTAACATTTGGGATGTCATGTAATACATTTTCAGTAAATTCTTTGTCATTCAAATTTCGATTTATAGAACGCACCATTTTGCGTGCTAAAGACTGATTCTTTGATGCACGGTTTTCAGTAATCAAGCGTCCATTAGCAAAATTACGCAAGAACTGGCTTTCATTTATTTTAATTATCTTTTTGTTCATACTATTTTTATTATTTATATAATTCATATTCTTCTTTTGATATTTTATGAACACCTACCTCAGAAGTTTTATCTCTCAACATTAAGTAATAATATTTATCATTTTTTCTAACAGCAATCATAAAATCATCTACTTTGAAAGCCTCATCAACAATTCCAAAAGGTTTTATTTCTAAACAAGTATATACAATTAATTGGTTCTGTTTTGTTTTAAATACATAAAATGCACGATTAAAGAAATATTTTTCCAACCATTCATTTGAATATTTACGTTCAACAATATCAACTATTGAATAAGTGTTATTTTTTTGAACTATAACCAATTTATTAAAGAGTATGAGAAAAAATAGTAATTTATCTCTTTATGGTTAATACCATCGGGTGAACTCCAACACCCTCTATCCCATTTGCGAAAGCATTTGGGACTGCTTTTAACATTATGTTATATGAGCCGTTTACGTCTGCATTTATTTCTCTACCAGTGCTTGAAACAAACAAACCTCTCTTTATACGTCTACCCATATAATTGTCGTGCTTGCAAATAGTTTCTAAGTCCAAGAAGCTACACTTTGACGTATAACTCTCCTCCTTATATATAACATTGATTCCCTCAAGTTCACATTTATATTTCACCATTTCTGAAAACCTCATTATTGGTAACTGTACAAAGTTCTGATTATTCACTTTGCCGATGTTGATGTCTTGTTTCATGTTAGGGTTCTTGCCAATAACTAACGTCCCTATATCCTTTGAAACTAATTGATTCACTAACAATCTGCTTGCCTTGTGCAAATAATCAGTCACTTTATTGTTTCGCTTGTCTGTGAGCTTAGATATTCTTTTGCTTGCGTGTCTACCACCTTTAAGCCTTGATTGATATTGAGCCTTCTTTTTGTTGTAGTATTGATTAATTGATTTGAGTGGTCTTCCATTTATAACCAATGGTGTATCATTAGTGTTGAATGTTAGTGTTGAAAGATTATTCAAACCAAGGTCAATAGATGCAACATTATTATTCTTCTTGATTTGTTTCTCTTGAACCTCATAAACAACCTCAATTAAGTAGGAATTTGCTCTTGGAACAACTCTCACCTCTTTAATACTGTTAAAGACTGTTATTTTTGTTGTTATGTATATATCCGTTTGTGATAAACGTAGTTTGCCTGTTTTCTTAAATTCCCTTAAACTTATTGCTTGCTTTGGAAATGTTGCCACATAGCGTCCACTCACCTTGTCGAGGTATTTTGGTAATCTATTCTTTACGGTCTTATTTTTAACCAATGCAAAAAATGATTTGAAAATCATATCAACGTGTTTTAACGTTTGGCAAAACACTTTCTTGGGAAGGTAATCATAGCACTCCTGAGTTTTGGTTAGATTATAATTTCCATAATAATTTAGATATTTCTTATTGGTGAAATAGTATTGCCTTACATTGTACAATGCTTGGTTATAGATGTTTTTTGACTGAAAACACAACTTATCGCACTCATTGTAGAATGGGTGTGTCCTTTTTATATTATGCTTTTCAGTTAAGTACATCTTTTATCAGCTTTCAATAAAATCAATTATTTCTTTCTTCGTTTTTTTTCTCCTTAAACCGTACATCCTTGCCGAAAACGAATAAATTACGGAAATCAAATCCTTCATTAAATCCTCCTTGTTGTCATCAGTATTGTTTATAACAATTATCTTTTTTCCTTGTTGTTCTAATAATGTTTTTATATAGTTAAACCCGAAACGTGTTAATCTGTCTTTGTTTTCAACAAGTAGAATATCCCAATCAGTTCTTTGAAATATCTTATTTAGTAGTTTTCTATCATCATTCATACCAGATGCAATTTCCTTGTATGAATCCACAAGATTTAGGTTATTCAAAGCAGCATAGTTTTCCAGTCTTGCTTGTTGTCCGTTTAGGGATGTTTTTCTGTCATTTGAAGACACTCTTGCATAAGCAATGGCTCTATCGCCAATGTTATCAAGTTTCTTTTTTACTCTTATATGTCCAAACTCGTCCTTATAGGCATTTGGCAGTTTTCCTTCTTTAAATTTATTCCAAAGTGTTCTATATGTTAAGTTGTGACGTTCAGCATACTCTCTCAGTGTATAGTCTTTCATTGCCATTAAAATATGTTTTATTATATATAAATATTATGTTATGTTCAAAAATTACTACACAATGGCATATTTTATTATAAATAGTCATAAGACCATTAATTGCTTGAGTCATTTGTTTCTCGCATTCAATAATTTTTGCTTCTGCATCCATACGTTTCTTTTTGCCTTCCTCCTGTACTTTTTGTACACCTTGAATTGTTTCAATTAAATCTCTTGTTGTCTTCATCAGTGTTTCAGCATCAAGAACTGTACGTTGATTCTGTTTTGCAACTTCTATTGATTGTGTCTTCATCATTTCTGAGTTGCTAACTAATGATTTATTAATAGCATCGTAAACAGCTTGCTTCGCCTTAATACTTTGCTGCTGGTTATATAATGCTACTGTTAGTGATAACTGATTTTTCCAGAAAGGAATCAGCATTAAAACCTGTGATTCTGTATTATTTGCATCTTGCAGGTTGGTTTGTTGAATAATTCTAATCTGATATAATGATTGATTGAAAGCATGGTGTAGCATTACAAGGTCTGTGACACGCTTCTCCAACGCTTCTTTAAAGTTATTGGTATCATTAATCTCAATCATATCAGAACCGTTGGTACACATAGTTTTCAGTTCTTCTTCCAGTTCTTCCGCTTTGAACTTACCTGCAATAATCAATTGTTCCAACTGGTTTACGTAATCTTTGTTATTAATGAATTGTTGTTCGAGAAGATTGTTGTCACGCAAAGCAATTGTACGTGTTGCTTCAAGTTTTTGCTTGATATTCTCTACATTCTTTTCGATTGTGTTATATTTCGCTTTTATTTCCGCTACAGAGGTAACAAAACTCTTAGTTAGGGGAAATGACATTAAGAACTTTTTAAGGCGTGTAGGGACCTTAAAATCATTAACATCAATATTCTCCAGTTCACCCATTAATTTACTAATAAGTTTTGAAGTATCTCCACTTACTGTTGATGACATCTGGTGTTGGAGAAGTTCACTTGAATATGAATCCATTACTTTTTGCAAATCTGAACCATAAGACATAACAGTCATAGGATTCTTTACATCCAAGCTTGATGTTATATCTCTATACCGCTTCTTCTCAATAGTAGTCAAACCAGTAGTATCAACGTTTCCGTTTTCATCAATTCTCTTTGCAGGAAGATTTGATATTTCTACATTTTGAATATTATCTGACTTTCTTGTTTTTGTTGTAGTCTTACCACTACTCTTCTTCTTAGATACTGTCATCTTTATTATTTTTAAAATTACGTCACAAAGTTACGAAAATAGCGTTATAAAACAAAATATTTATATATAAAAAATCTTAAAATAATATTATGGCAGACTTTAGAAAACTTAAACCTATTATTAGAAAAGCAGAAGGTGGGTTCGTTAATGACCCAATAGATAATGGTGGTGCGACTATGTATGGTATCACATTGAAAACGTTTAGAGAAACTTATGGTAATGATAAGTCAATAAATGACTTAAAGAATATAACTGAAGAACAGTGGGATAATATTTTTAAAAATAGATTTTGGAATAAGTGGCAGGCGGATAAAATTAATAATCAGTCAATCGCTAATTTACTTGTTGATTGGTTATGGGGAAGTGGAATCAATGGAATAAAGATACCGCAGCAAATACTTGAACTGAAAGCAGATGGTATTGTTGGCAAACTTACGCTTATGAAAATTAATGATTATCCAAATCAAAAAGAATTATTTGATAAATTATGGAATCGACGTTTAAAACATTTTCAAAATATAGCTGAAAATAGTGTTATTGCTTTAGAAAAGAAATTAGGTAGGAAACTGACTGAAAAAGAAATAAAAGAAAAAATACAAAAACGTTTTCTGAATGGTTGGATAAATCGTTTGAAGATGTTTCATTGTGATGAATAAAAATTGGTAAAACACCTGTTGAAAGAAAAATATTCAAAAATAATCGAACCTTTTAAGTTAGTAATAACTCAATGTTTGAAAATGTTGTATTTGGTATTTAGATATCTGTTGATAAAATTCTAAAGTTTATTAAATTTTATAATAAGTAAACACTCAACATCTAATGATTATACAAAGTAAGTACGCAAAGACTTTCCACTCGAAGGATTTAACTCGTCTGAAGTATGATGAGTTATATGACTTTGCTGTGCTTATTCGTACCCACAAAAATGTAGTGTCACAGCATGTTAATAATAATATATTACATTTCTTAGAATACAATAATTTTCAATTCATTACAGAAATGATAGGACATTTCAAGAATGCAATACCGAGTTCATTCGATGCACAACTATATACACAAGTGTTTACTTGCTATCAGAACAAATTCAATGCCATACAACGTCAATTAGTTTTTGAAACAAAAACTTTCAACGGTTTTGAGTACTATAAGCGTGATACAAGAAACCACGAGAAAGGTGATTTAAAGAAAGTAATTAATGATAAAAAACAAACGCCACTATCTAATTGTCTCACTTATCTTACGAGATATGGTAATGAAAACATCATAGACTATATCAATGCAAATATTGATAAGTGCGATGAAAAGAAACATGATTTCTATAACAACATCTTAAGATGCTGCAATAAATTTGGATTTGAACGTCTCTATAATCTTGCTCTCTCAAAAAGAGAACGTACTGTTAAACGTTACTCCGAATATCCTATTGAGTTCAAGTCTTTGTCATTCAGTGGAAGGTGTAGAAAGAAAAAGATTATTGATTATAATAGTAGATTTGGCTCAAAGATTAATTCGTTCATAAGTCTTAGTGGATTCAGTAGGAAAACATTTGATATACCAGTTACCTTTAATAAAGGATATCATGGTAGAATGAATGATTATAGAAAAAAGAATCCTGATTATATGTATACGCTTACATTTGATGAAAAGAAAAATCAAGTAACCATTCATCTGTGCAAGGATGGAGAAAGATACATTCCTGAACCAAATGGAAAGACTGTTGGTATTGATGTAAATTGCAAACACAACTTATTCAGTCTGTCAGATGAAACCACATATGATTACAACAGAAAACTCGTTAATGACTATTGTAAGCTTTCTCTTGAAATAGATAAGCTAAAGAGTGATAAATCATATACGGTTGGCAAGCGTAAGCAACGTAAACTGGATGTGATGAAATCCAAAATGATTAAGTCTGAACAGCAAGTTATTGCTAACATGTGCAAGACATTACAAACGCAAGGCGTTGGACATGTCGTGATGGAAGATTTGGACAATAGTTTTGGAAGGTGTTACATCAAAGATAAAGATAATGAGGATATTAATTACAATAGAAAAGTAAGATTTCTTGGACTAAGCAGTCTAAAGCAAGAGGTTGAACATATTGCAAGGAAGTATGATATTGCTGTCTCAACCGTACAAGCAAGTTATACATCCAAGATGTGCCCTATCTGTGGTTGTATTGATGACAGAAATAGACAGAGTCAAGAAACCTTTGAATGCATTGAATGTGGTCATAAAGACAATGCTGATTTCAATGCTGCAAAGAATATAAGAAACAGAGTACTTGTAACCGTGTTGCGAGATAAACTCTTAAAACAACTTGATAATGGTGCTTTTGAACCGAAGAAACTTAAACGTGAAAAGGTGAAAGAGGTATTATTATCATTTCGAAGAAACTTGCAGAAAACTGCAAGGAGTGAATGTATAGAAAGTGGTTTATCTACTTTTGAATATGTTTAAATCTTCGATGGGTTAATCGTTTAAAGATGTTTCATTACGAATAAATAAAAAAATGGGAGGTATATTTTATACGTCCCATTTCATTTCATATTATGTCTTCCTATTTTTAGAAAGGCAAATCATTATCACTAACAGGTGCTGGTGCAGGCTGAGGCGCAGCTGTTGGTTGTGGGTTTGCTGCAGGTGTAGGTCCAAAAGTACCAGTATTAGTTGCCTGCTGAGTATTATTCTCACCATTGCCCTTACCTGTTGACACAAAACTTACACTATTTACCATAAGGTCCAAAGAAACTACATTCTCATTGTTCTTATTCTGATAAATTCGTGCACCTGCAAAATCTCCACTAAATGCAATTAGAGAACCTTTCTTAAGCCACTGCGCCATCTTGATAGCGTTCTCACCATACCATGAGCAGTTCCACCAATCTGTAACAGTTTCACCCTTACGTCTTTCGTCTACTGCAACAGTGAATGAAAGGAAATCCTTACCATTACCTGTCTTCTTAATCTCTGAGTCCTTTCCCAAGCGACCTACTGAAAAAACATTTGTCATATTATTTATATTTTTAAATTAAAAATGTGAATTGTAATATTTTTTTTAAGAAGTATAATCAATATATTTGACTAATTCTTTTTTATCTTCTGTTAACGCCCATCCGTCATCTTTTAAAAGATAAATAATTTCTTCTATGTGTGGAGAATATGTCATATCAATTACATTAATAGAATAATAATATTCTAAATTATTTTCATCTATTTTAAGCGTGTATGGTACATACTCTCCTATAGTTATTAAAAATGCTATTTTAACACTTCCTGTAGAAATTTTATTATCAGAAAAAACTTCTTCTATTTTTACTAAGTCCATCATCATTATTTACAAATTTGCTGTCTTATTTCACCGCTTTCCAAATCAATTTTTAATGGGCGATGTCTGCGTTTAAATGCGCTATTTTTAACTCTATTAATAACGTCTTTGACAATATCTTCATCAAACCATTTCTCTTCAGAAAGTCTTCTTAGAATTATATCATTATACTTAGTACATCCCCATATCTTAGTTTCAAAAAGTATTCTATCTACTTCTTTATACGTTAATCCTGGGGCAATCTGTGCCATATCACCACCGTATATGAAAATCTACGCAAATCTATGCTTTAAGTAGTTTTCATTTCTTGCTTCAACCTACCACTACTTTTTAGGAACATAAAGTTCGGTCATCCATAGGAGGATAGTCCACAAGCGTGTATTCGGTGCTACGGGCACCTATTACTTTTATGTTTTTAACTTATTATTCTTACACCTTCGTGTAAGATATTCACAGCAGCATTAATGTCCCTATCAAGATATATGCCACATTTAGGACAAATCCAAAACCTATCACTTAACTTCAAATCTCTTTTTTTATAGCCACAATTTGAACAGGTTTTACTACTTGGATAGAACCTATCTACAAGTACTACTTTCTTGTAGTTGTTTCTTGCCTTATCCTCAAGTATTGCCTTGAACTTATAAAATCCAATCTCTTGTATTGCTTTTGCTAATTTGTGATTCTTCAGCATTCCTTTAACATTCAAGTTTTCCATAAACACAGTATCGTAATAAGTTAATAACTCATTCGCAACACTATGTATATAAGCAACCTTTTGATTGGTAAGTTTCTCAAATGCCTTTGCAATCCTAATACTCTGCTTATCCCTATTGTTAGAACCTTTCTGTTTCTTGGATAGTTGTCTTTGAAGTTTCGCAATCTTAACTTCTTGTTTTTTAAAGAAATGCCTATTTTCAAACACCTCTCCATCACTTGTAATTACAAAATCCTTAACTCCAAGGTCAATACCAACATGCTTATTTGTATGCCCAAACTTAACAAACTCTTCTTGTGGCAAATCAATAAGGATTGATAAGAAGTACTTACCACTCTTGGTTTTCGATAAGGTAGCACTTCTTATCTCCTCCTTGTATGTTTGCAATCTCTTAAAGTATGCGTCTGAACATCTGAATTTGATGTCTTTTAAAGATTTCGTTAATGTAATCTTTCTTTCATTGAACTTATTCCTTTTTGATATTGCCTCCAATGGAAACAATGCTGATTGTTTATCTTTCTTTGACTTGAACTTTGGAAAACCATTATGCTGTTTAAAGAACTTTTGGTAAGCACCATCCATTTGTATAATGGCTTGTTTCATTACCTTTGTATTCTGTTCTTTTAACCATGCATACTGTTCATCTTTAAGTATTATTCCGTGAAACCATTTTGATAAATCAGTTACAGATAAGTTTGTTTTATCTTCTTTATAGGCTTCTTGTTTCTGAGCAAGCATTTGATTATATACAAATCGGTAGCATCCAAGCACTTTATTAAGTGTTTGTTCCTGTGCTTTGTTTGGATATAATCTTATCTTAATTGCTCTTAACATTTCATTCTATTCATTTCTTTTTTTTTCTTCGTTCATCACTTCGCTTTCCATAGGATTTTCCACTGAAACTTGTCAATAATGACAAATAGCAGCTACAAGTGTTGAGTCTATACCTCCAGAAATACCCAAAATCATATTATTAATTCCATAATCATTTAGATATTGTAGGGTAGAATTTACCATTGTATTAAAAATTTTCTCCCACTTTTTCATAAAACTTTATTTTATGGATGATGTGAAAAAATAATTTCCACACCATCCTGATAGTTATTTATTCAACTACAATATAATTAAGAATCTCTTGAGTCAGGGCTTTATGCATTAACTCTTCCATACTTAATTTCTTCTTTTCACCTGTATTGCTATCTACTTCTTCTCCACCTAACAGTAAAGAAACAATAGAGCCATCAAAACCGCTTAAGAAATAACATCCGCCATCCTTAATTGTAGCTGGGAAATCTTTCTGACGAGAAGCACAATTCCACCAAATAAATCTAAAATCATCAACAAATTCCTCTGGGAATACACTCTTCAACTTCTTCTTAGCCTCTTCATAATTAGTTGTATTTTCTACATCTGTTGAAGTTTTCCAATAAATATTTGTAGCATTGAACTGCATATCTGAAACAACTAAAAGTGTCTGAGGATAATCTGTAAGTGGAATCTCTGGATGTTTAGTTCTGATTCTTACAATCTCATCAACAACTGATTGGAAATTAGTTCCGCCCATTGCATTATCAGGAATCTGCTTCATCATATCACAGAACTCACCCTTAAGCTGCAATACACGAGAAGTATCATCAAACATGATTACATTCTTATGGAACGCACCTGTATTAAGTGTTGAAAAATAAAGTCCTAATGAAAGACATATATCTAATGCTGTAGTATCACCATGTACACCTGTGTTCATAGAACCAGAAGTATCTAAGGCGCACCATACATTTCCATTTACACCTCCAATATTCTTTCCCTTTTCAATCAACTCATTAAACTGCTTATTAATAGTTGCTGTAACGTACTTAGGAAGAACTGAAATATTATTCTTTCTATTATAATAAATGCTACAATGTTTCTTTAAGTTTTTGATTAACTCATATGGATAACCTGTAAACTTGATATTATCCTGCTTAAGAACCCACTCGGTATATGAATCAACAAGATTATGATTTCCCAAGAATTTACCATTGGTAATTATACTTAATGCACGTCCTGGAATTGTATTCCATTTAATCTTATCATAATTTCTTGAACACATCAACTTTTGGAAATCATGAGATGTTCCAGAAGTCTTAAGATGATTATACTCTTTGTAAGACAATGAGAATAACTTAGCAAATTCTTTTGCATACTTATTTGTGAGTTTGTTCCAATCGGTCTTAATATGAGATTTTGACTTAATGCGAGGCATAAACTTCTTAACAAGATTTACATGTGCTTCACACTTTAGTCCTTCATAGATTATTCTGTAGATAACCTCTCTATCAATAGCATTGATTTCAAGATGTTCATCATAATACATGATAGTCCATAAATCCTTCCATGAGCCAATAAGAGGCAAAATCCACACGTTATTATTGAATGTATCCTTATGATACTTTGCAAGCCACAGAAGTCTTTTAAAAGTCTCATCACGCTGTCCTTGTCCACTCTGTACATTATCCGTAGTGGTCTCGTTGTTAACTTTAACCTTTCGTGTAATCATTCTAAGATAGAATGGGAAACGTGTAGCATACTCATGTGATTCATTCCAAAGTTTCTCTTGGTCTGAAAATACATCTGAAACATTACGTCCACGATAATTACCAGCTAATCCAAACTGATTAGCTAACTCACTTCCTGTTGAAGCCATTGTAAGTGCACCATTCTCAGTAAAAGTGTACTGATTGTACTTTGTTGCCTCGATAAATAAATTCTGTGACATATCTTTATTTTTTTTAATTTTATGTTGCAAAGATACTATTTTATTTTCACTAAACCAAATATATCTTTTAAAATTAACATTTATTTTTATTTTATATTCATATTTTATTTAAAACAGCGGTTGATATAATATTTATATATGATAATTAAAGTTTAAATAAAAGTAAGAATGAATACAATAGATTCTATAATTAATGAGGAATTAAATAAGATATTTATTAATGAAGCAAAACGTCCTGTTAGTAAGGAAGTTTTAGATGCTTTTAAACGTTTCTTAAAGAGCCGTAAAGGAGATAAGGCTGCTGATAGTGTTGGTGGTAAAACTAAAGATAAGAAGAAACCTGTAAAGACAAAGGACATTAAAACACGTAAACTTGCTGGTGGTGGTACTCAACGTTATGACTTTAATGATTGGAAGCGAAGCAATATTGAAGTTAATAAAGACCTTGCCAATAGTATTATTTCTAAGATTAATATGGATACATTAGATTTGGCAGCTGCTGCAAGAAAAGTATTTTCTTCACATACACCAGAAGGTGCCCAGTCTCAGTTAAGAAAGATTCTTAAACATGAACGTCCTATGACATATAAAGTTGCAAGAAAACTTAATAAGATGATTTCTCAAGGTATTATTCCTGTGAAATAGCATAAAAGGTGGTAAATGTACCACCTTTTTTATTATATTGAATGTTCTTCAACATATTCTTTCATTTTCTGAATAGATTCTCTATGTATTTGTCTAATTCTTTCTTTTGTAAGACCATACTTTTTCGCCAACGAGTTATATTTTAAATCACTTTCTTCATTATCATTATTAAGACTACCTATACCATATATTTCTTTAATAATATCTCGTTCACGTTTGTTTAAACAACTCATTATTAGTGAAGAGCGATATAATTTATCTTCTCTATTAACAGTATTATTATAGTTATTTAAATCTGCTGTTGCTTGGTTAAATTCATACATTTCTGATAATGAATAATCATTACATTCTTCATTATCTTCATTATTATCAATTCGTGTAAGTCTAACATCAATTATATCATTAGCATTTCGTACTCTGATACCATATTGTTTCTTTAAAGCTTGAGATATTTCATCTGTAGTTGGTTCACGTTCTAACTGTTGTGCTAATTTACTTCTTGTTTTAGCTACTGAATGATAAATTCTTTCTCCATTTTTCTTACGCACTACTTTTCCGTAACTTATTTTGAATTGGTCAATATTTCTTTTTATATAATAAGCAGCATAGGATAAAAGTTTGCTATTTTTCTTAGGGTCAAACTTTTCAATAGCTTCCATTAGACCAATGTTAGCTTCATTAACTAAATCAACCAACTCGACTCCTGGTGTCATTTGGCGCTTAGCAGATGCTACAACAAAGCGTTGATGGCAACTGATAAGTTTATTTCTTGCCTCTATCGCTTCTCTTTCAGAACCGTTATGAACTGTATAAAGCAAATCGCTTTCTTCTTTCTTAGAAAGAATAGGGAAGCTTTTTATATCATTGAAATATCTGATGGTACTTTCAGAACGTTCTTTAATACCACCACCAATCTTTAAGTTTATGAACATATTTGACTATTTAAATTAGACAAAATGTCAGATGGAACTTTATGAATATGACACTTTGTCTTTATTCTTTTGTCCAAATCAAATCATTATCCTTACATTTATACTTACCTTCGGTTAGATTACCTTGGAATGTCGTAATCAGGCTTAATATATAATATAAGTTATCGGCAATGTATTTATGCAGTCCAAGGAGATATTCCTCTATTTCTTCTGGAAAAGCACGACCATCTGGAGATTCCTCAGTACCCTTTATTGCAGTATCTTGCATACCAAGTATCATAGCCATATCCTCTAATAAATGAGAACCTAAATTGAATAGATGAGTTCTATCTACGAAAATTTTATTATCACCATCAATTTGCCAATAAAGGAAATGTAATAACTTTACATGGTCTTTTGTTAATTCAATATGTTTAATCATATTTTATATCTATTTTTTTTATTAATATTTGACGTGTCCATTGAGAGTTTTTATTTCTTTCTCTCGTTTCTTTCTTTCCGAAACAACTTCCCTGTATTTTTCGTAATCTGTTTTCTTCAAAAGTTGTTCTTCTTTATATTCTAATTTCTTCTTTTCTTGCTTAGATAGTTGATGATAATCATATATTGTTATATCTACATCTTTACAAGTATTTTTTATAATTGTGAGTATTTTATCTTTATCTCCATTTCCATCAAATCTACTTCCACCAATAAGAGTTGTGGCTATCTTCTTACCTTTATACAAAACACATGCTAATTTTAAACATCTTTCAAGTGCATCATAGTCTAAGTAATCTTTTTCGATGTCAGGTCTAAAATTCATACTTTTCGTAATAAAACATAATGAAAATAATGGATGTCCATTATTACATTCTTTGATAGTACCTAACTTTCTTCTATCCCCATAATTAGTTCTTAGATTTGTTTCATGAACAAAAGGATAATGTAACATAATATCTCTTTGAAAACCTTGAGATAAAGTATTATAAATGTTAGTACCTATTAATATAACATCATATTTATCTATGTCATTAAATAAATTAATATCTTGTATTATCTCCACAATATTATTATTTTAATACTGCAAAATTACAATATTTTTTATTATATAGCAAATTTAAAGTATTAAAAAAACTTAAATCCAGAACTTATAATTCTGGATTTAACATTAGACTTTATTCATAATAGGTGGAGTCTCTTTTAAATATTCGTTTCGTAACTTATTATCATTAATTAGATTCGTTAAAATTTGTGCATGATAATTACTACACAAACCCCCGTTAAAATAAACAAGTCCTCTAAATAAAATAATATCTGACCCTTCTGGTAATGTCCCTAATCCATCAACCGTATAAGGTTTGATTAATGTATACTTTTTCTGTTCCATTGTTATAATATTTTTCTTAAACGTTCTGATTCATCTGCAAGAGGTATAATCTCGTAGTTCCCATCTGGCTTTAAATAAACAAGTCTTCTGGTTATAATTTTAAAACCTAAATCTTGCAGTGGTATAGCATATGTAGACAATTGAAGTGTATATACCGATTGAGGTTCTTCAATATAATCATCAAATGGTGGTAAAAGTGTCTTACCAATTTGGCGATTATATGATTTAATTAATTCTTTATTTGTCTTATAGTCATAAATACATAATCCACTCTTTTCTCCTGTTGGGTCATCGTAGTAAAACAATATATCAGCTGTACCTGCTAAATTCTGTTTCATACCTTCTGTGAACATCTTAGCTTCCGCTAATACTAAATGCAAATCTGGATGCAGCTCTGATTGAAATTTATATATTGCTTCTTGCTTTGGATGAGTTGGAATAAGCCAGTTCTTATCTTTAATATATTTTCGTTTGCAACTATCTAAAATAAGTTCTGGGTGTCCAGCATTTACGTATGCTAAAGATTCACCATATTCATGACATAACGTACCTGTTGTTGTTGCCTTTAAATTATTAAATTTCCAAATATCTTTCCAATAATCTTTAGTATTACCATGTTTTTCTGCATATTTGGAAGCCTGTATTTCTAAATCAAATTCTTGTTCAAATTCACCAAGTCGTGTTGTGACAGATTTGAATAATTTATTTCTGTCATTCTTCAAATAATATATATGTGGTTCTTCTTCAAAAACCAAATCTTTGAACTTATCTAATATGGTTGCACGAATTTCGGTTACAATCTTCGGTTCACCTTTTATTTCAAACATACCAGGAATATCCTTATATTTCTTCTTCATTATTATTTTAAATTATAATGTATCACTAAATAATATTTGCAAAGATACAAAATATTTTTATAAAAACCAAAAAATCCCCCATAAATTAGGAGGATTTTTTATCTGTATGTAATATCTGAACCGAATACTAATTGATTATCTTTATATCTTTCTTCATTGTTGATAATAAAATGGGGTATCTCTTTTAATTCACTTTTTGTTGGTATTCTATATAATTTATGTCCAAAATCACTTTCAGTAATAACCTCTTTTAAATCTACATTGCTATCTTTATAATTAAGGTCAAATCTACTATATAATTCTTTTATATTTAAACATCTATCATTACCAATAAATAAGTTAGCGTAATCTAAAAAATATACATAATTTTTATTAGTAACCATATCCCATGATGTTGGATTAGGATTTGGTTCATGAAATTCACCATTTTCTAAAAAACCATTAGTGGCGTTACTCTTTATACTAAAACTACTATATTTTGTAATATTCTCTATTTTGAAGTTAGGTGGCGGTACATTGTACTCTTTATTTGGTCTTTCCCATGCCATTAATTTAGCAAAATTATATCCACGAGCAACTAATCCATCTATATTGTTATCTACCATTCCTGCATCATTTAACCAGTTAGATGTCTTGTATCTAATCAATAATGTCCACAAATTAGGATGTTTAGCACATAGACCAACTGACTGTTCTCTAAACTTTGTTTCACCTCCATTATTATCTTTCTCTAAGATAACTCTATAGATAGAATCCCCATCACCTATATCATCAAAATGTTTACATAAGTCATCCAAAGTATTAAATGTGACTCTGAGGTTAACTGTACCATGACATGCTCTCCAATAGTTATCGTCCCAAAAGATTCGGCAATCAAAAACTCTAACACCTAAATTGTAAAGTTGTTCTTCATTACGTTCTTGACATTTCCATAAACCTTTATATCCTTTTAATATACCCCCTATAGGGAAACCATTATCCACATCTGCATATGTAAATAAATCGTGTGCACATATCATAATATTTTACATAATTTAAAAAACATAACAAGGGCAAAAACTATTAACCCCTGTTATGCATTTATTTATATTATTTTTTAATCTGTTCTTTCAAATTCTTTATTTCATTTTCCAATTCTGAAATCTTCAAAATTAATAAAGAAATATAATCAACAGATTTCATTCCATCAGAACTATTGGTAACTAATTCTGATAAACCTGCTTTTTCAACATCTTGTGCAATAACACCATAATGTTTGCTATTATCAGACTTAAATACATATGATTTTAAATTAACATTTTTAACTTTATCAATGTCATCATCTGATATTGTTTCAATATCCTTCTTTAATCTCTCATCTGAAGAATTTAAATAAGTAGGCGATATCATACCCTCGCTTGCCTGAATACCACCATTTATCTTCAAACCAAACATTGAAGTGCCACCATTAGTTAATTGTGAATCTCCACCAATAACACCATCTGTAGTTATATATAAAGCATTTTTTCTCGCATTATCAGCTGTACCAACACCAATTGAAAAAATTTGATTTACATTAAACTTATTGTATTTACCACAAGCAAATTCTGAATCATTTTCAACTGTTGTGTGGAACCCACTTGCATGAGAATTATTACCATTTGCTGTAGTATTTTCGCCCTCCGCATGTGAATTAACACCCTTTGCTATTGTTTGATAACCTTCGGCATGAGCAGCACTACCATCTGCAATTGTACGATAACCCTCAGCGTGAGACATTTTACCCTTAGATATAGAAAGTTTACCCTCAGCGTGACCAGAATCTTCATATACCATTGTGTATGACCCTTCTGCGTGGCTACCATAATTTCCTATAGTACCCTTATTCTGTATACTGTAATCCCATGTATAAAAGTATCCATCTTTTTGGTTATCTTCAGTTTGTTCCGCACGTGTAGATGCTTTAGGTAATGCTTCTTTTAAAGTTAACTTTATACGTTTGTTTTCATTCGATTCGGTAAACTTAGTATTATAGGCATATTCTGCACTTAATACATCAATAGCTACGGTATTAGTATTATCCGTTATTATACAATTCTTATAATAATTTAAGTTGACTGAATAATCTTCCGAAGCTAAGATAAACATTTCAGTACTTCCAACGGCAATGTCATCTGTTATTTGTAAAGCATGATAATGTAAACCTTCTACGTGACTTGCGACACTAATAGCAATACCACCACCACCTTCTGTGTGAGAGTAGTCTGCTGCACTATTTGTATTAAAACCTTCTGAGTGAGAAAAATCACCGACAGATTTTGTGGTACTACCTTCTGCGTGAGAATATCGACCAGTAGCTCTCGTAGAATCACCCTCTGAGTGAGAAGAAAGTCCACTTGCAGTTGTATTATTACCCTCAGCGTGAGAACTGTTACCACTTGCTGTGGAGCGACTACCTTCTGCGTGAGAATAACTGCCACTTGCAGTTGTACTCTCTCCTTCTGAGTGAGATTTCTCGCCTTCTGCTGTGGTACTAAGTCCTTCTGAATGAGACATTTTACCTTTTGCTTTAGTTAGATAACCCTCGGCATGAGAATATTTACCTTCTGCAGTAGTAGTATATCCTTCCACATGTGAATAATCACCAATTGCCGTAGTCTTACACCCTTCCGCATGAGATGTTCCACCTTTAGCCATCGTAAATTTACCTTCTGCATGCCCAGCTTCTCCTAAAACAATATTATTTTTACCTTCTGAATGTCCACCATCTATTTCTCCTACGGCTATATTTACAAATGAATATATATCTGAAGTAAATGTAGGATTATTGGTATCATTATTAGATACTTTTTCCAAAGGTTTATCTACTGTTATTTCTTTTGCAAGACCTTGGAAATTAGCTGGCAATGTTCCATTATATGATGAAATGGTTAAAATATTATATATGTTATTATCATCTGTAATATAACAATTTTTAATATAATCCTCATTAGAAGGAATATTCATTCGTTTACTTTCAATAATAATTTTTGTATCACCAACTGCAATATTTTTAACTAATATCAAATCTACCTTATGATTTCCTTCTCCATGAGAGTTGGTACCTTTGACTGTGGTGTAATTTCCCTCAGCATGAGAATTTTCACCGCTTGCTATTGTGTAATTACCTTCCGCATGTGATTGTCTTCCTATTGCTTTAGTACCAGCACCTTCAGAATGTGATTGACTTCCATTTGCTGTAGTATCATTACCTTCAGCATGAGAATTTTCTCCATCTGCTGTAGTTTCATATCCTTCCGCATGAGATGCATTACCACTTGCTGTAGTGCCATTACCCTCAGCATGAGACGCTTGATTTTTTGCAGTAGTATTATCTCCCTCAGCATGAGACCTACTACCGCTTGCAGTAGTATTATTACCCTCTGCATGAGAACTTTCACCGCTCGCAGTAGTATTATTACCCTCTGCATGAGAATAAAATAAACTTGCGGTAGTATGTTTACCCTCAGCGTGAGAATTTATTCCACTGGCAGTAGTATTATAGCCTTCAGCATGAGATATAGCACCACTTGCTGTAGTATTTTGTCCTTCAGCATGAGAACTTTCACCACTTGCTGTAGTATTTTGTCCTTCAGCATGAGAGTAATCACCACTTGCTGTACTACCTTTACCCTCAGCTGTAGCATACCTTTTTGTAGCAGTATTCACTGTATCAATAGGACTGGTTGGTGTACCATTGTCTAACACTGCAGAATATTCGCCTTCACCTTTCTTCCAAGGTCCACTTTTACCATCTTTAAAACCCATTGTGATAATTGAGTCATCACTTCCCTTCATAGCGAGGAATGGTTCTTCGACGTTAAAGTTAACGGCAATTTCACCATACTTTAAATCTTCTGCTGTAGGTTTTTTACCTTTTTGTGAGCTTCTTGGAAGCTGCACATGTCTTTTTACGTTACTTGTCATGTTTATATTTTACTAAAAAGTATTATTATTGGACATAAAAATGTCCTATTATTTTTTATATCCTCTTTAATAAATATATTGATAAATTCACTAAAGTCATTACTTTTTAATAAAAACATGCCATTTGTTTATCTAATTACTGAAGAAAATGATAGTAACTGTTATAAAATAGGTTCAACACGTAAAAATGATATCAATGAACGTTTAAAAGAACTGCAAACGGGCAATTCTGAGAAACTTTTAATTGCTAATTCTTTTGAATGTGATAAACCATTTAAGTTGGAACAGATGTTACATCGTCACTATAGGAAATATAATCGTTTAAATGAATGGTTTAATTTAAGTAAAGAAGAAGTTGATAATTTCACAGAAATATGTAAGAAATACCATAATATAATTGTTTCATTAAAAGATAACCCTTTCTTTTAAAATTGAAAAATGCAGAGATTATTTCTCTGCTTTTCTTTTTATTTCTCTCATTTTTTCTCTAAGTAACTTTTTCTGTAACTCTTCAGCTATGATTTCTCCGTGACATCTTAGCGGTTTACAGAAACATTGTAGATACACATCTTCTCCGTTCTTATAATGTTCATATATTTCATCAAAATCATGTGTAAGATATGGGTCTACACCATAAGCACTATCAAAGTATCTACGATAAGCATCAACTGCTTCATCTCGTGTTCTGAATGTTAGTTTAGCAAGATTACTTCTTTTACCATTAAATGTATATGGATTTCCAAGTGGATTTCCATTTTTACTTCTTCCTATATAGAAGTTATTTGGTTTTGAAGTATGGTCTTCTTCTTTGCAGTTATAAACAATGATTTTTCCCATTTGTTTATATTTAAATGTGAAACAAAAAAGTAGCTCGAACAGGGGTCGAACCTGCACAGTCATTACTGACTAAGGACTTTTAAGGCCCTCGTGTCTACCAATTCCACCATCGAGCCATATATCAGATTAGTTGATTTTTATTCTTTCAAGTCTACTATTAGTTTACTTTAAAGATTTTATTTCAACCAATATCTGATATGTTTTTAATTCTTTTGCAAAGGTAGTAAAAAACTTTTATTCCTGCAAATTTTTCTAATAGTTTTAACACTATTTAAGAACTCTTCTATCAATGCGTCTTCTACCAGCACTTCCGTTTCTGATTGGTGAAGTAGGACGTGTAATAGTTCTCTTAACCTTTGGAACACCACTATTTACTCTACTTTTTTGACATGCACAAGCCATAATATTAAATTATTTTTTTCTTATATTTTATTTAACAGTTGTTTAACCAACATAGTCATACAAACTATCTAATATACGTTCAGTATCAAATGTTATTGGATATAACTCTTCTCCGTCAGCATCAAAAGCTCGTATATTATCTATATCAAGGGTTACATTGATTTCATCTGGGTCGTCAGGTACATCGTAATCATGACTCTTCAGTCCTGGTTTTACTTCTCGATTAATATATATATCTAATATGTATGATTCTCCTGCTTCATTTGCAAAATCTACTTCTCTATGCCATCCGTCTTCCCATCTATCAAAGTCATAGTTAGAATCCCAAATAGAAGAAATCACCCCTTCTGTAATATCAATTGGTTCGTTGTTACTTTCTTTGATAACTTTAGATAACGTATTTTTTACTATACTATGTAAATCGTTTTCTGTTAATCTTATTATCTTTTTCATAAAAACTTTATTTCTTATAAATAGTTGGATTCTGGCAATAATTAACGTTTATTGCCAGAATCTTATCATTTATTGCATTCTATTACTTTATCTGCAATATGTAGTTCGTCAACGGCTTCACTACCAATAAACCAATTGTTTCTATCACATAGTTTTTCCATTTCTTCGTATGTATGTCCTGTGTTTTGTGCAAGCACATTATATACGTCTTTCTTACATCTTTGTGTTTCGGCAAATTCAATTTCCATATCACTAACAGTTCCACGCATACTACTACTGACTTGGTGTATCATAACACGAGAGTGTGGTAATACATATCTCTTTCCGATAGTACCATTGCTCAGCAATACAGAACCCATGGATGCTGCCATACCCATACAAGTAGTAGAAACATCGCAATCAATAAAATTCATAGTGTCAACTACTGATAAGCCATCAACAACACTACCACCAGGAGAGTTTATAAACAACTGTATATCTCTTCCATTATCACCGTCTGAATTATTAAGATATAATAATTGTGCATTAACCATATCGCACACTTCTGGTGTAACTTCTCCACTAAAATAGATAATTCTATCTAACATAAGTCGACTAAATACATCCATTTGTGTAACATTTAATTTTCTTTCTTCAAGGATGTATGGTGTCATGTTTTTAGATAGATAATCCAAACTATCTCTTTTTACATTTGTTTTATCTAAAGCAAATTTTCTAAAGTCTTTTAACAAATTTGTCATGCATTAAATCTTTTATAGAAATCATTTACAATGACTTGGAGGTCTTCTGGTTTATTTAAACTAAAACCACCCTTACCTGTTTCTATTTTCAAGAACCAACTTTTTTCATCAACTAATGCGTTTATCATACTTAATGTCAGGCTTTCACCTTCCAATTCGTCTCCATCTATCGTATTAGCTTCCTGCCAATATGTCATTTTAAAATCAGTTATACCTACTTCATTATGATTAGGGTCTAATCTTCTTACGATTTTAATATCGTCATTTTTCTCTTCTGGGGTATTCATAAACTTTGTTTTTATTTAAAAATTCATTTCTCAAATGTTTCGTTTCTCTCTTATCTTTGCCTAAAACAAAAGCGTATTTATATTTTGATGGAAAATAAATCTTTTCAGATTCGGCAAACATTTTTTTAGAATAATCTCTCAATTCTTTTTCAATGTCGTCAGGTATATTTTCCCAAAGCATACGTCGGCTATTAGACCAATTTTTTTGCCATTCTATACCAAGGTCTTTAGCATAACGTTTATAGAAACTCTTTGACCTAAAAGCTCTATCGGTCATGATTTTTTCTGGATTATAGGGGTTAACACATCTAACATTTGTTCCACTTCCAGCACCTAAAAAATAAAAGTTGAGTGCTTGGTATATTGAACCATTTTCTTTCGCTTGTAGGTCACTATAACAGGTAAATAGGCGATATTGTGTATTCTTCGTCATCCACTTGATACACCACATTAGAAACTTACTACCAAGATTCATCGGTGTCCATGATGCACTTGCACCACGTGCTATAAGACGTTCTATATCTTTAGTTTTTTCACCTAAAAGTTTACTAAAAGCGTTTGGCATACCCATAATAATCACACCACCTAAAATACCGTTATAGCGTGCTGAAAACCAATGTGTCGGGTAGCTACCTACAGTACCAAGCCATTCATAACGTTTGATAAATTCAGTTGCTTCTTTCTTTTCTTCTTTGGTAGTAATAAAAGAAAATTCAAATTCATCAAGATTGATATTTTTTATGTCTTCATCAGTCCATCCAAGTATTTCTTTATCTTCTTCTAAAGTATCTAAACGTCTTTGATATTGATAACACCATGGACTTTTAAAGTCCTTAATTTTATTTAATAACCTTATGTCGCCCATTATATTAATTTATACAACAATAGGAACTGCTATATAATTGGCTATAACAGTTCCATTTATTACTATGCTTGCATGTTCTTCTTATTTTTCTTCGCTTCTTTCTCCTCACGCTTACGCTCTTTCTCCTCTTCTGCAATATCTTCAATAGTCATTAAAGAGGTCTCAATAGTGTCCAGATAATCATCATGTTTAATTCTCATACGAAGTACTTCTCCATATTGACTATTATCTACTGTAAGACGGTCTTTCTCTGAATCATAGCTTACCTTTGATAAAGCACCCTCAATAAGGTCTTCTTTCATCTTATCCGAAAGTCTGTCAAATGCATCCTCATAGATAATCATATTAATACCTGACTCACTCTTTGTCTTAAACTTCTCAGTTGCACCAATCTGTCGTACTTCTACAACACTATTAGCCTTAGTTGTTGACATAACATTGAGTCTAACACCTACTGATGCAAGACCAGTCTCTTGGAATTTCTTTTCAGCAATCTCTACGATGTCTGAACTTGTAGCAAAAATTTTATTGCTCATATTTAGTAAAATTTTAAATTAACATTGCAAAGTTACGTATTTATTTTAAGATTAGCAAAATATTTGTCGAAAAAAATCATTTTATTATTATTTTTTATAGTATGAAACCCAAGAAGAATAAATATCACATTATATTAACTAAGAATGGTAAACAGATAGATGATATATACTGGTGCGGTAATATCGAAAGAGTTTACAGTCGTTTTGAAGAGTTAAAGAGTAAAAGTAATAAAGTACTTTTCCCAGTTCGTTGGACTCACCAGAATAAAAAACTTGTTGAAACTAAATATGAATTATTCATTATAGAGTATAATGATTCTAATACTAATGATGTTGTAAGATTAAGAGATGAGTATGGAAAGTTTATAAATTACGAAACAAATCATAATTCTTGGAGAGTATTTGATAAAGCTGATTACGACAAAGAAGAAACTTTTTGGGTATATGGCTATCACCCTTTATTTGAACGTAAAGATTTCAAATGGATATTTGACAATTTAATTAATCGAGATAAAAAGAATAAGTATAATTTTAAACAAATATTAGTTTACAACAATAAATTACTTATTGATACCAATGGAAATATTGAAATAGTTCTTACAAAGAATAAAAAAGACTGTATACGTTTATATAATACAATACAGGATAAATGTGAGAACGAGAAATTTCGTTATATCGCTTTTTGTGGGGATTTAAATAAAAGTAAATTAAAAGGCGATTGGATAAATAAGATTGAAGAAAAAACTGGTTGGGATAGACAAAAAATTAAAAGGACAAAAACAAGAAATTAAAAAAGCGACAAACCTATAAGTTGTCGCTTTCTGTTTTTATAATCATAGAAACGTTTGGAAAGGAGATTTGAATTTCATTATCTGATGGAATAAAATCTTCTCCTTTTGGATTTTGTCTATAATATAGGTCTTCATCTATTTTTCTCAGTTCTTCTTTATTAACATTAATATTGAGTGTACCACCTTTTGTTATGCCACAATCATGAAGAAATGTTGAAATATGATTACCTAATTCAAATATTTTATAACTATTTAATGTAAGTTCCATTATTAGAAAAATTCAAAAATATTATCAATTATTCGTTTGATAGAGAACTTAAATTTATCCAATTTAGAAATGGTAATCTTCTTTTTACCAGTTATAACATCCATCATATCTTTACCCATTTCACCCTTTAATTTATTAGCTATATTTTCTTGTTGATGGGTAATATTTCTTTCGGACATTTTTTGGTCATTTTTAAGCCCTCTAAGCTCTTTGTTTAGTTCATAGCTACCATTGTTAGTCATTCCCTTCTAACGCCTCCTGTACGCTATTTAAAAGCCATACAATACCAGATGTAAAGCATAAGTCAATGAATATAATTATATACCATGGCAAACTATTACCAAAGATAAGATTTCCTGCAGTAAATGGTATAGTTGGGAATATGAAAATGTTTAGTAATGATGTTACCCAACCTACATTTGCGCTTGTACACATCATGCAGTCAAAAACATTACCTATTGTCCCTAAATAACGTTTTGTTGCTGTTCTAAATATATCAATTATATCAAGTGGTCCACTTGCATAAACAAGCATATTAGATAATCCGTATGCGAATAAAATATAAATTAGTATTGTCATTGTTCTATTTCTTTATCTTCGGTTATTTCTAATTCGTTTGCATCAGTATTATTAATTACTGGTGTGTCATTATCATTTGTTTCTACAAAATCATTAACTTTATTTGTTTCTTCGTTCTTATCAATTTTATTTGTCTTTTTTCTTTTCTTCTTTGGTTTTGTAGTTACAAATTTCAGTGTTTCTAATTCTTCAATTGTTTTATCTTTAAAGAAGTCTTTTAGTTCTTCTATTTTTGTCTTTAATAGTTGAACTTTATTTACGACACTTTCATTCATATTTTTTGTCTCTATAATGAGTTGAAAAATCTCTTCTAATTTAACGTCATCAGAATCAGCATAATAGAAATATTCGTTTGGATTAGTTTCTGATTGTGCTGGTTTTATACGTTTATCTTCACTTGGATATACCGCCCATTTATTCGGGAAAAGTATTTTAACTATTAAGGCTTTGTTGTAGCGTTCAATGCCTTCAAAATAGTCCCCTAATTCTTTAATATATTCTTCTATTTGTAACATTATCTATTTTATTTTAAAATCCAAGAATAATCATGGTTAGTATATATGATATTGAGAAACCTAAAAATGTTAATCTCCAGCCTGTAATATCAACTTTACCACTTCTCATTTTTATAACTTTTATTACTCCGAATATTTCTCTAAAAACTTCCAAAAATGAAAGTATAAATACAAAGAGTTCTACATACATTAAACTATTTAATACCATATACAATTTTTATAAAAAATAAAAAAAATCCTCAGATTTTCAATAATTAATCTAAGGATTTTACGTAAAGATTATTTTGTTAAGTCAAACATAACTCCGACTCCAATAGTCATACCCATATTTTTATGAATTGGGTCATATCCTACACTTACACTCGGTCCAGCTTTAAAACGTTTCCAAAAACCTTTTTTCTCTTTCTTTTTGTAAGTGGTTACATCTGTAATATTACCTTTATTAGATGTATCTATAGTTAGATGGTTAGTACCGTCACTTGCTGTCTTATTTACCAAGGTAAATTTTTCTTTGATGGTAGTTTTAAGTTCATACCATTCTGGTCTTGATACACTTCCTATTTTTAAAGTATAAGATAAGCTATCATTATCTTGACTTTTATATTCATATACCTTAATCGTATCTTTCTTATTAATAACTTTTTCTACATCTTCTCTAACTGGTTTGTTAGTAATTTTACCTGTATTATAAGTTTTTTGATATTTGAATTGTGTCAAGTATGATATTTGCTCTTTATATGCTTTTAAAGAATCATATAGAGTTTTATTCTCTTTCTTTAAATCTTTAAATTTCTTGTCTTGATATATTTTATGGTATGTGCCGTTACTATCTGTATATTCAACATTAGTTAATACTTTGTCTCGTTTTGATATATTGTTATCACACTTAGAGGCTAAAACTATTAAAAAACATGTTATTGTTAAGACAGTAATAATATACCAATATCTTATTATCAAGGTTTGTATTTTATTTACCATGTCTTATATCTATCTTTTTCTAATTTTAAAACTTTTAAATCAAGTAATGGACTTACGATATCTGATAATTTTTCTAAAGATTGTCTCATTTCTGGTTTATTTCTTAATGGTAAATTTTTATCAAAAAATAGGCAAAGAAAACCAATAGTACGCCCACCACTTTTAAGTATAACACTTGATATATATTTACCACCAATACTATCTACTACCCCAGCAAACCTTGAATCTATCATTCTTGCGTCTTCTGTAGTACCGATAAACATACCATTCTTAGCAACATAATAAGGCATTTGATAATGAGTTAAAGGTATATTTTGAAATCTATCACTTACAAAATTTATATCTTTATCATTCTCGTTTATTGCTTCATAAGACATGTCTACATATCTAAATGGTAAATTAGTTGCATTTTCCTTACCGTTATGTACTTCAAATATAGCAACTCTTGAAGCATTACTTGTGTATAGAATTTTTTTTAATTCGTTATTTATCCGTGGCGTTACCGCATCACGAATTTTCATATTAGCTTCATCTTCTTTCTCTTTCCTTACAATTTCATTTAGCATTTTATTAAGAGTATTCTGGTCATTACCTATTTTATAGACCCACCAACCTGCACCTGATAAAAGTATTACGATTGTAAAGAATGATAATATTTTTGCAAGTTCACTAACTTTTGCATGTCCAATCCATTGGATAGTTTTGACAATATAATTTACTATACTGTCCCACTTACTCAATGTTCCAGTTTCATTTTTGTTCATTTTTAAAAAAACATTGTTTTATGTTCAGATTATTTCATGAGTTTGCGAGCTTTGTCTAACATCGTATCAAACTCTGTATTTTCGTTCATCCTATTATTAGGAGTACTTTTCTTATTATAATCGGAACACTTATAATTAAACAAATGTTTAATATGATTCATTTCTTCATTGATAATCTTATCACCCATTTTCTTCTTAACATCAGCACCTTCATTATGCCATTCTACAAGATATTCAGTATTATTAGAATCTCTCATAATGAAGCGATTGTTTTCAGTTTTCATGCTATCAGGAATATTTGATAACATGTGGTTTTCTGATAAGAATGCTCTATGGAACGTTAATCTTTTAATTTTATTTTCGTGAACAGTTTTTTGTAAATTTTCTACTTCTTTTTTGTCAAGTTTGCTTCCAGTAAGACCTATTTCAGTAGCAGTAGTCTTACCTTTCTTTAGCTTTTCAGCATGTTCTTTACGTTTCTTTTCATCCTCTTCTGTTCCAAAAGTAGCATTTCCAAACTCATCATTTTTATGGAGTTTTTCAGCTTCTTCTGAAGCATAACCTTTCATCTGTGCTTTTACTCTTTTAGAGAAAGGTTCTGATATATTATCGTAACGTAAATCACTCATACTTGCATTATCATCATTGGAACGTCCACCATCATAGTTCGTTCTTTCTTTTTTAGATACCTTACTGTTGAAGTTCTCTGTATCTTTCATGATGTCCTTGTAAGCCTTGTCATTAATTTTCTTATCTTCGTTTGGTACGTTGTCACCAAAAACAGGCTTAAATTCATTCTTCTCTCCTGCACTTTCCCTGATGGCACGTCTTAACTCGCCTACTTTAAATGTTTTCATAAAATTATCTTTTATTTATATTATATTTCCACTATTCAAGTGAAGACCTCTCAACATTTGTTCAAACATAAGTTTGGTATATTTTTCGTTATCTTCACCATTTGCTATTTCCTCTTTTATTTGTTTATCAATATCTTGTATTTTTTTTACAACATCATTGTTTGAGTAATAGTCATTGTAGTTTATTTCCATTTCTGATTTGTATTCTTTTTTTCTTTTTTACTACCAGCTGTTTCACATGTATCTTCTTCGTTTCCAGCAGTCCAAAAGTTTCTTCTCAATGGTTGTCCACTATTAACGGGTGCATCGTATTCATAACCATTTCCGTTACCATTACCTGCACTCATACCTACTGTCATAGTACTTGTTGCACCACCACCGACACCACCATCCATTTCATTAACCATCCGCTTTGTCACACGTTTGATTAGTCTATGAAGGTCATTTTCGGTTAAAGTATATAGCTTTTTCATTATTCAAAATAATATGTGTATAATCTTTGTATTTTACGTTCAAAGTTCTTTTTCGGAATATTATAAGTTACATGGAACATTGATTTCTTTTTCTTACTAACTTCATCATAAGGTTCATCAATCTTTTCCTTTTTCTTTATAACTCCTCGGTTGAGTAAGGTATTTTTTAAATCATTTTTATCAATACCATTCTCTTTTAAAACACCTGTTACTTCAGCATTGAATGGGTCTTCAAGTAATTCTTTTAGAAATTTCTTTATATCTCTAAAGAACTCAAAGAAAGTTACTTCTTTTGTGATACTTTCTTTTAATACTTGTACTTTATTTTGAGGTATATAAATTCTCATTATCTTGATATTGTTCCCACCCATGTGCTATTTCTTTGCCATAATGTTTTAAATAATTCACTTATAACAGCAGCACTTATTTTTTTAACGGCTTTTTTAAAATCGTTTGAATCTAATGAACTATTAATCTTTTTGTCAATCATAGAATTAACTTCTGTTTTAGATAGTTCTTCCTGTATGATTTTATGTAACTTTTTGTCGCTAATCATTGTGAAATTTCGTTTTATATAAATATATATGAAATTTAAAAACCCCCTTTAATAAAGGAGGTTTTTAACTATATTTTTACTCATATTTTGCTTTTTTAGAAGCATTCTTCAACTTTTCCATTAAATCTCCATTCTGGGTTAAAGAATCTTTCCAATTTGCAAATGAATCACGTATCTTTCCAAGTGTTCTTGCATTAGTTTCAGTCAACTGAAGTCCATCTGTCCAAATATAGCAACCATCGCCTGACGGGTCATTATATCTAAATTGAAAACGCAAATTCAAAGCACCTATCTCACCGTCCAATGTTAAATCATCAGCATCAGGATAATATTTTAATGCATCTTCAGAAAGTTTAATATTCTCAGCGATTGTTTTACGTAGAGTTTCTTCTTGCGTAACACGTACATCACCGAATTGTGGGGTAGACTTCTTTATCGGGAAACTATTTGCATGTCCTGCATTAGATTTATCCTCGCTCTCTTCAAATAAGGGTTTAGCAGTAGCTCTTTCCTTACGTTCTTCAAACTGGATATCTTTAATGCGGTTAGTCATTTTTTTAATTATATCTGTTTCCATTTTTTTTGATATTTAAAAATCAGCAATCATTCCATTCCACTCCCAAGTCAAACGCTGTCTTTTAAGTACAGGCTGTGGTTCTTCTTCTTTTGAAACCTCGTTGTTATCTTCTCCGTTATCTGTTGGCTCGTTAGTTTCAACTTCTTCTGAAGTACTTTCTACCTCATCATTACCTTCATTGTTAACAGTTTCTTCCTCTGTAACTGTATTTTCCTCATTAGTTTCTTCTGCTGGGGTATCATTCATTTCCTCGGCTGGCGTATCGTTGGTTACTTCTGTCGGTTTTTCATTAGTTTCCTCAGCTACATTAGTATCTGTTACATCAGTTTCTTGTGTAGTATTTTCATTAACTACCTCCTCAGTTACGTTAACATTGTTATCGTTAATAACCTCTTCTGTTTTCTTTGTTTTCTTAGCCATTCTTATAACTTTTTTATATATAAATATTATTTAAATAAACAAACTGTTTCGGGCATCATCATAACTTCAGTTCTAAGCGTTTTAAAGCATGTAAGTTTAATTTGCCGAACACGTTCCTTGCTTAATTGAAGGTCTTTACCTATTTCTTCAAGATTTTTTGTTTTACCACCATTTAAACCATAATATTGTTCAATAATATATTTTTCTCGTGGTTCTAATTTAGAGAGTAATTTTGATACTACAATATCTTGATTAAATTTAATTTCTTTGTTAAATTCATCTTCTTCGTTTGATAAAACGGTTTCATTTTTATTAATTATTTCATCTTCTTCGTCAATAATATCATTAGTAGTTACTTCGGCTTTTATAGACTCTTCGTCCACTGTACTTACTGAACGTCCACAACCTTTTGTTTTAATGTATGCTTGTATACCTTGACGAATCCACCAAACGGCATAAGATATAAACTTAACTTCTTTTGTTAAATCGAATTTTTCAATGGCTTTTATTAGACCCATATTTCCTTCTGAAATAAGTTCATTCAATGAAACACCACATCCTTTATAGTTTTTAGCTACATTGAACACAAATCTCAAATTAGATTCAAGGATTCTATTCTTTGCTGAAATATCCCCTTGTTTTGCCAGTTTCACGAGTTTTCTTTCTTCTTCTCGTGAAACTGGTTTACATTTCTTCAAGCTTTCGTAATAATTATTTACTGCTTCGTTGAAATCATTTACATAACTGTTCATTAAATTGGTTAAACATTAACTTCTTATTTCGTTGAGGAAGTTACAGAAAGTCTACTTACATTGTTTTCTTTAACAACTGTAATAGTCGTGTTAGCCCAATCTTTAACGATGTCAAGATGTGAAACTGTAATCACGAAATCGTAATCCTCGCAAACTTTATTTATAAGTTTATGGATGTTTTCTAAGTTCTCTTTTGCAACACGACCATAGACCTCATCTAAAACTATAAAGTTTGGTTTTGGCATTGTTGACAAACTACCAAGAACAGCTCTTAAAGCCATAGATGATGCTGTCTTTTCAAAACCAGACCCACTTGCCAAATCTGATTTCACATTATCTTTAATCATACAGAAATTAATGTCATTCTTCTCATTTATTTCAACAACAACATCAAAATCACATACATCAGATAATAACATATTAATTTTGGCATTTATAATAGGTAAAACATCACGCAATACCATTTTTGAAATACCATCTTTTCCAACAAGTTGAAGATATATCTTCCAGTTACGTAAATTTATATCTTCCTCTTCTAACTGTTTAATAAGATTTTTTCTTTGAACAATTTCATCAGAATCTCTCTTGATTGTTGCTTCATTACTTGTTAACTGCCAATTATTATTTTCTTTTTCTTGGCGTTTAGCTTTGATATGCTGTTCAGTATTTCTTATCTCAATATCCAGCTTGTTGTTTTTGTCAATCGCTTCACTATTTTTGTTATAATTATCAAGAATATTCTTTTTTTCTATCAAATCACTTCTGAGATTACTAAGATTTACCTCTATTGCACTCTTTTTTACATTAAGTTCATTTCGTTTATTATAAAGGTCTCTCTTCGTCTTCAATGACTCAATCTTAGTATTATACTCTTCGATTAGTGCAGCACTTTTCTTACCTTTTTCGATTATTAATTTTTCTTCTTCTTGAAGTTCTTTGATTTTAGCTGAGTTATCAACGTTATCAAATTTCTTACCACAAGTAGGACAAAATTCTGATTTTTGAAGATGTTCAATATTATGTTTAATATTCTTATATTGTTCACTAATTATTCCCTTCTGAGAGATTTCATTAGTTCTCTTCTCAATCAATTCATCATATTCGTTTATTGAAAACTCTATTTCTCCTATAGATTTAATTTCATTTTCAATCTCAACAAGATTACTTTTCTTCTCTTTTCCTTTTTTGGTAATTTCTTCTAACTGATATTTTAGAGTAATAATGTCAACGTTAATCAAGTTGGTATCAATACTTTGTTTTGATTGAAGAAGATTGTTTTTACTTTTCTCAAGATTTTCTATTTCTTCTTCTACTTTTTTGTTGGCATTTTTTATTTCTTTATTTTTAGATGTAAGATTCTTAATTTCCAAATCAAAAGCATCACATTCTAACTTTAAAGTTTCTCTATTATATCTATTTGATAGTAGGAATGGCTTAATATCACTATTAAACTTTTCTCTTGCCAATCTATCTTTTTCTTCCAGAGGTAAAAGACCTATCCATCTTGATAATAATCTTCCTCGTTCAGTTTCTTTCTTCTTAATCAAGTCATCCAGATTTGACTCTGTAACAGAAATAATTAAATCAAAATCATCTTCTCTACCGATGGCTTCTTTGATAGCTTTATTTGTTTGAATGCTATTCTCTTCCTGTTCATTGTCAACGTACTCTGTTAACTCTTCCTTGTTTGTTCCAATGATTCGGTAATAATCTACCTTTTGAGTGACCTTACTCTTGGCTGTTCTCTTTTCTAACGCAGGTCTGCTTAATGTACGCTTAATTACATAATCCTCACCATCTATATTTAAACAACCCTCAACAACAACATTAGTTTCTTTAGAAAGATGTTTATTGAAGATAAGGTTCTGTGTTGGAACTTTCTCTGTTTTACCAAATAAAAGAAAATGAAGCAAGTCAATAGCAAATGTAGTCTTACCGCTCTGATTTGCTGGTTCACCATTAAGAAGTACAATATCCTTCATTGAAGTGAAATCAAAGTAATTATCTTCTCCATATGACAAGAAATTACTCCATCTAATCCATTTTACAGAATATCTCCTATACTTATCATAGACATTATAATCTATGTTCGTATTAATATCAGCATCAATCTTTCTGATTAAATCAAAATCATAACCATTAATTTTATTGATATTAAGATATTTCTTGAATAATTCTACTTGGAATGATGGATTTTGAATATTTTGAATCACATCATTTGTAAGACTAATCTTTTTACCGCTTTCATCTAACATGATGTAATTTGGTAAAACTTTGATTTTATCCTTTGGGATTCCATATTTTTTACTTGCTTTAGCAATAATATTATTCTCCATTTCTGGTGAATAATCATATGGGCTGACCCTCCAATGAATTTGTACTTTTGCGTTCTTATTGACTTTCATCATTTTTATTTCTCTTAATAATTCGCACTTTACGTCTAACTACTTTTTTGTTTGATTCCCCATTCTGTTCATCACCTTTCGTCTCATTATTTGAGCTTCCTTTGTCAGTGGTGTGACATTTTTCTTCTTCTTTAGGAGAATCTCTCTTTCCGTCTTCTGTTCCATAGATATTCTTCTCTATTTTATAATTATCAATTGGAGATGTACCATATTTCAGTATATTAAAACCTTTACGTAAGCAAGCATTAATCTGCTTCTCAACGTCTTCAATATCGTTAAGTTTACAGAAATTTGTAATCTCTTGAATTAATTTATCATCCATATTTTTTGCAAAGATACAAAATTTTAATTTAAAAACAAAATATTTTATAAATAATATTTATATATTATAT